TGCCTCCGCCGGTCAGATGTTTTACCAATCCTGTTAGATCGATTACTGCAGGTCCGCTACCATAGCCGGATGACATGACCGCCAAGATATGACCGCGTGCATCATTCTCTATTGACCAGCCATCGTTGTGTTCGAAATATGCCACCAACTCAGTCAGCATTTGCGCTTCCGTCATTTCAGCACCCCCGCATGATACAGATATTCCAGCGCCTCATCGACGCTGTCGGCGCTACCCCATAAATGATCCAGCCGTAACAGTTTAGCTTTAATGCCTAGCTGCGGTGTCGTCAGCGGTCCTCCCGGCTTTTTCATCTCTAGCCATGCAACAAATCCACCGGGTAAAGGGAAGACCAGATCAGGCGAACCCGGCACCAAGCCTTCTTCCTTCAGCCGCAACGCCACCAGCGGGTGCCGCAAGCCTCCGTTTGGAATTGCCATATGGAAAATGCCGGGTTTAAGCAGAGGTGGCAAGATGCCTAGCAGCTTGCTTTGTATACTGTGTTCGGAAGGATCATCAGAACCATAGCCGTGTTGTTTACGCTTGGATTTTTTTGCGCGCGGTCTAGGCATGACGATATGGCCTTTACGCAAGGAAGGCGATGACCATGAAATGGTCAAGATGGTTGGCTTGATTTCTGGTCCAAAGGCGGGCAATGTTAGGTCCAAACATGTTTACAGGTCAAGCGCTTCTTTTGGTCTTTATATAGCACCAACTATTACGCGCGTTGCTCGCAGCGTTACAATTGATCTGTGCAAATTTTATACGAGGTGATTGATGACAGCAGCACCGCGCGATTTCCCGCACGCGACGACGTTCGCTGAGCTGGATTTCAGCACGCGCTGTTGCTGGGTGGTCAGCGAGGAGCCGCGATTGTTCTGTGGCAATGTGCGCGATGCCAAGAGACCTTATTGTCAGCATCACTGCGAGCTATCATATACGGAGGATCGCCATGGCCGACGTTATCTCCCAAGACCGCGTCAGATACGTATTCGTTGATCATGTCTTTAAGGTCGAGGAGAAACAGTTTAACGTCGGTGGCAAAAAACTTGCCGATGGCGAAGCCGAGTTGTTTGTGCAAAGCGGTGGCTGGTGGTTGACGCTTTGTAACTTCATGTCAATCCATATGGGCAACGATCAACCGACGCTAAAGGTTGGCGACAAGGTCAGGATCACGATCGAGAAAATCTAGGCAAAGAAAAACCCCGGTTGGTTAGACCGGGGTTTTGTTTTACTTTAACATACTATATTGAGCAGCGATCTCCGTTGCAAGTCGATTGGCTTTTTTCTTTTTCATGTCGTTCATGTTGAAAACTAAAAACGCTGCATCATGCACATTTTTTATTAATTTCTCGTTTGGCGTTTCATCGATCTCGTCGGCTAATAAATGTAATTTTGATGCCAACTCTTCATCGGTCATCTTGTTTACGCTTTTAGCCAGTTCTCTCAGTTCGAATTGGATTTCAGTTTTAAACATTGTCGTTCTCCTGTTGCATGGGCAAAGCCAGCCCATGGCCAAAGGCCAAGGCTTGGTTTGCGGTTTGACGATATCAGACAACCCTAGCGCGGCTTGGCGCTAGCGCCAGCCAGTCAGCCCAAAAGGCCAGCCGCGCCAGCTAGGACGCTAGGCCAGCCAAAGGCCAGCCGCGCGCCCATAATAAAGGCTGGCATATTGCCTGCTTTAAAGCAAGCGGACATTAGGTTGTTAATTAACGCTGGCGCAACTTTAGGTCAATCGATCCCGGCCAGATCAAAAAAAGCAGGCAAAACAAGACCTTAACAAATATGTTGGTTTTGGCCGTTGATTGCTTTATATTAGGCCTGATCGCCAGTCTTGGCTTTAGGCTGGCAAAGCATGGTTGTCCGCGCCCCAAGGGCTGATATGCACAACCAGCGTTGTTTGACATTGTTGATCTAGATTGAAAACAGGGTAGCGCTCTACCACTGATCGTTGATGTATTGCCCCGTGTTGAGGGGAAGGTTTGTCAATCGGTCTTTGCGTCCTTATCCACAAAGCCAATGGATATACGGATAATCCCGCCAAAGTTTTGCAGCCAGTAGCCGTCACGTTGCTACAGTGCAAGCCTCCGTGCATAAGTCAAAACAAATCCCTGTAAGTAAATCCAGATTATATAGAGATAGTAGAACAACAAAGCCCTACGATATGCAGCGCAACTTAATAGCGCGTGATCATGATCACCTCCCCACCATGACCGAACAAAGTCAAAGAGGTTTGCATCTATCCATCACGCTGTTGCGGGAATCATCGGAAATCTCCCATCCTAAGTGATAGGGTCCGGGTTTTGCAGGCACCTAGTGTGCCGAATTGTTCCCGTTATGCACTGGCGTCAGAGGCCAGTGCATCGGGGAGCAATCTTGCTTCGTAAAAGGAACCAACCATGACTAAGGACCTAACACGCTTTAGGCCAGGTAGTCGCAAGCAAGCCGTTTGGGAAATCTATGCCACCAAAGGCTTGCAAGCGGCGTTCGAGTTTGGCCTGACACAAGGCCTTGCGGCTAATACCGTCAAGGCATGGCATAGCATGTGGAAAAACTTTGGCGATGCACCCGTCGAAGCCAAGATCAAGACGCCAAGGATACCTAAGGCAGACATGCCAAAGGTCGTCTCAACCGAGACCGGCGAGGAACTGACCACCAAGGCCATGGCCAACAAGGTTTACATCAGTCAAACCAAAAAGCCGGTCAAGGTCACCTACTCCAAGCGCAAGGCCTATCTAGTCGAACAAGGCCCACAGGCCAGCATCATCATGTGGGAACATAATGGTGCCGAAGACTGCATCAGCAACGAGCATCTGGAAGGCATACCAACCGTGCGCCGTGAACCCAGAGCTGTGCGGAGGGATGACCTATGACCGATATCGTGCAACAGACTTACCAAGATATCGTCAATGCCGGTTACCTCGAAGATCGTATGGAATATACGATCGACGATTTACAACTGGCTTATCCCAATCTAACGGCGGTCGAGATCATGCAGCTATATGACTTGATCCAAAACGCGGAGTGACAATATGCATTGGAAAATCAAGATAATCAATACCGACGGCACCTATTGGCTATGCGGCAATCAGAAATGGTCCGATGACCATAAGGATGGCTTGGGCTTTAGTGACGAGGCCGAGGCTGACAAGCTGGTGGACATGTTTAGATCAAAGCTTACCGTCTACCGCGAGCCGTTTAAGGTCAAGGCCATTCGCTTTAAAGGTAAGGCGTCCATCAGGGACAACGTCATCACGTCCTTTCTCAACGATCAATAAAGGTAGACAATGACTGAACGCGTATGGGACGGCACGGCATCACATGCCCGTGTCAAAAATGCCGAGACCAAGTATTGCGACGAGTGCGGCCATGCCTTGGACCGGCATAAGCGCAACAATGACAAAAGACTATATGTCTGTAACTTCCATGGCTGTAGCTGCAAACTGCCAAAGTTAAAGGTGCATAAAGTTGAGAAGCCTTAAGTTCATCGACGGGGCGGCACTTGGCTTGCCGTCCAACGATGCACTTACGCATCATGCAAAAGGAAAACAAACAAATGGCTTATATCAAACCGCATCAAGTCGTTCATCCGGTGTCGCATCTATCCAAGTTTACGTTGATCTATGATGGCGGCGAATATCGCGCTACCGATGATCAATGGACCGGATGGGCTTTCGGTAAGGGACTATGGGACGGTGGACTATGTTATCTCTTTCGCTGGAATTCATCTTACAGTGGCAATCCAAGCGGCGGACCTGATTATGGTTGGCCTCGTGGCTATGGTGGCGTGCCGGAGTGGTGCGTCCTTCCGCTACCGATTGGGGAAGCAATCCGTCGAACCATCCTCGCCGAGCGGCCGCAAGCGGCGCATGCCGCCAAGATACGCGATCTAAATGAAAAGGTTGTGATAGAAACCGAATAGTCCCATCAGGAGAAAGAACCATGGAAGTTGATATCGATAAACTACAGGCACGGGCGGCTCGTCATCCGTCCAAGCATGTCACCCGGTTTGAACCATTGATACCAATCGTCATCGAAGCTTTGCAAAAGGCCGGTATCAAGGTCGAACGATATTATACCAATCAAGTCAAGATTGGTGATCGCTGGATGGGTAGATTCGATCACGTCAGCCGAACTGCCGATCATATCTCGCGGTTGGCCATTTATGCGGTAGGGCGGGTAGACCACGATACCCGGCCGATCTTGGAAATCCGCAACGAGGCCGAGGCACGATTGTTTGCCAAGACGGTTGCTTTGATGAAAGATGCTTTGTGAAGTCTATCGACGGGGCGGCAGCTAGTCTGCCGTCCAACGATGCACTTACGCATCACAGGAGAAATTGAAAATGGCTAAAGCTACAACCAAAAAGACTGCTACCGTTACCCCGATCAAGGCAATGGCAATCGAGGTCGAGATGAAACTTGACCGCGATACCAAGGGCACCTACGTCTACAAGGCCGATGGCGATGTGGCGGTGACCAGCCTTTACATCCAGCGTTCGCATATGCCAGCCGGTGCGCCGGAAACCATTACCGTCTTGATTAAATGATCAGGCTGGCAATAATCGTGGTTGCCATCTGTCTGGTGTCTGCCAGCCAAGCTCAACAGCGGTCATACTATGACCGACGCGGTAGCTTTGCTGGCAGCGCCAGCCAACACGGCAACTTAACATCGGCCTATGATCGCAATGGTCATTTTGCCGGTAGCGCTATCCGTAACAGCGATGGCACCACCAGCTTTTACGATCGCAATGGCCGGTTTACCGGTTCAGCGCGAAGATAAAGTTGGATTGTTCCAACGGTGCGCCGTCTTCGGACGGCGTACAATGGAGCAATAATGTTCCGCAGGAGAAAGAAAAGGAAATATAAAAATGTCTACCAAAGCCAAATTAATGACAGAGTGGAAATCGGTGCTCGACAAGCATCACTTGAAATTGGAAGATGCCAAAGACCCGCTCGACTTCATCGTCGATAAGACTGCACAAAAAGGCAGCAAGGCAGGCGAGCCGGGATTTTGCACATTTGCTCGTGCATTAAAACTTCTTGGCGCTGTTGAAGTGATGTTTGGTAATCAGGTTGCCAACGTCATCATGCGTAACAAGAAAAACAAACTACGTGCATTACGTTATGTTTTGCCCAAGACAATACAAGCCATGATCTTGGCCAAAGACACTGGCGGTGAAGTCGAAGCTGGTATTTATTCATTGATGCCACCAACCAAGGCTCGCACTTTGGTTGCGGCCGACAAAAACCGACGCGCAGCGGCTGAACGATATCGCAATTTGCCCAAGGCAGAACGGAAAGCCATCATCAAGCAACAAAAAGCCCGCAAGGAACAACGGGTACAGCGCGATGCTGAGGTAATCCAGCAATATGCCGCGCGGACAACCCGCAAAGCCGCTGCCTTAAAAGCCGCTGCTACCAAGGCAAAGGCCAAGGCTGGTGGTATTAAGGCTGGCGGTGCCCGCAAGGCCAGCGTTACCGGCAAAGCCGGTGGCCGCGTCAAGCCTGTTGCAATATCATCCATCAAGCGGGTGACATTGCAGCTCCGTGACTTTTCCGGCAACAATGGTTATCAGGCTGCCTGATAGGCCGGGAGAAAAACAATGAAAATAAAATTGGTTTGCTCTGGCTGTGGGGCAAAAGGTGAAGGCTCGTGCAATTGTGGCTTGCCCTATATGCCAGAAAAGCAGCGACGCGCGGCCGAAGAAATTCGAATCAACCCGAATCGTACAAATAGAACTATAAGTAAAATAGTCGGCGTAAGTCATCAAACTGTTAGTCGGGCTCGATCTGTATCAGTTGGTCCAAAGAATGGACCAATTGATACGCGACGTATTGGCAAAAATGGTAGCTATCCTGTCACCAAACGCAAAGGTGTCAGGCCCTATACCAAGGACAATGGCCGCAACGAGATCAATAATCTGATCGGCTGGTTTACTCATACCATCCGGCCAAAGATCAAGGAACGGTTTAATCGTGTCATCAAGGAAATATCGATGACAAAAGACTTTTCCGAGCAATCGCGCGCGGTACTGGTCGATTCGATCAATTACCTACGGCAGGACATGGAAAAATGGATCGAACAACTAGATGCAATCGATCTTGGAAAGTCTGTTAAAAGCAACGTAGTTGCAATGCATCGCAAATAGGTTTCCGGTTGGCAGAAACTACAACCGGGAAACGGCACGGACGGTCGGAGAATAGCCCCCTCGGCCGTCCGTGTTCGTATTGGGGGTAACAAAAAGGAAAACATCATGTTTGTAATCGTCAGGGTGCAAGGCACCAGCTACCCGCCGTCAGAAGACCGCGAGCAATTGCAAAAGATCGCGGACGAACTGAATCAGGATGCCATCGATAACATTGATACAGGTCGGTGGATCGTCGTGCCAGAGGAATTGACAAACGAGTTTATTCCTACGCCAACGGATCACTAGATGCCTCGATATAATTCGGCAGACATCATCGAGTATGCAGTCATACTGCGTCGATCAATGCCAGAAGCATCTCATTATGATTTCTGTGTTGCTATGCGGGTAAAGTTTCCCGACATCACGGATTATCGTTTGCGTGAGGCATTTGCAGACGCCAAACTGTTGCTTGCTATCAAGCAGGTAATCAAGGATTTTACAGGAGACTAAAATGATCGTAAAAGGAATGACGCCAACCGACTTGATTTTCATGTCGCGTATGGTTGAACAATATGGCGTGACCGCGGTGCTATGCGGTATCGCTGCAATCTGCCATGACAAGGCCACCAGTCTGATCGAGACCCAAGACAAGCACCAAGCTGGCCCATGGGTCAAGGCCGGTGATGTGATCGAAGGCACGGTCAGCGCAACAGACGGATGGCCATCTTAAGTTCATCGACGGGGCGGCAGCGTGTCTGCCGTCCAACGATGCACTTACGCATCATATAAGGAAACGTGTCTTGTTAAGCATCACAACTGAACCATCTAGCTACCATGGTCGTTATCCGCGCATCTATGCCGCGCTGAAACGCTATGGCTTCTCGCCCGCCATGGCTATTCGCATCATCATCGATGCCACCCGTGCAGATACCTATGCATGGAATGTCGTCATGCTGGCCCGACGTTACCGCAGCGCCGGCGGTGCCGCATGACGCCGGAACAGCGATACGAAATCTTAGACAAGCTTGTAGCCATGATCTTCATGGGCGTGCTTGTCTTTGTCGTCGTGATCATCTGGTCACATTACTAAACAAACCAAAAGGAACCCAACCGTGAATAAGGAACGACGTAAACAACTGGCAAAAGCGCTTGAGCTGTTGCTGGAAGTCAGTCCCAAGCTTGACGAAGCCAAAGGTATCATCGAACAGGCTGGCACCGACGAACGCGAGTATGTGGACGCTATGTCCGACAATCTAAAGGCGGGCGACAAAGGCCAGCAGGCCGAACTCGCGGCGGATAATCTCGATGAGGTCAAGCGGTCACTTGATGACCTCGACATTGACGATTTGATCGCCAAGGTTGAGGAGGCGCAGACATGATTGCTTACAAATCAAATCTGCGGATTGTCTTTGCCGCTACCAACCAAAGCGACATGATCCAGGAACAGATTGCTAGGCTAAATCGTAATCTTGCCCGTCTTGAACAGATGGACAAGCTGATGATGGAAACCAAGCGTATGTTCCAATCATTGGAACGCGATCAGTAAACAATAATATGGGGACCGGGTTTCGCTCGGTTCCCATCTACCCATAAGGAACCAACATGCCAAAGCCAATCGACTTGATACCCGGATTTGCACCGCAGCGTCGCGAATCCAAGACCGAAGACGGGTGGGCCATCTACGTGACGCCACCAGCAGTCATCGGCCCAATGCCTACAGTCATTGTCTATCTGACCAATGATCAATACCAGCGCTACCATCTATGGCGTAACAGCGGTGGCTTGATACAGGACCGGCTCCCGGACCTAACGCCAGATCAGCGCGAGCAATTGATGAGTGGGTTGCTAAACGATGACTTTCATCGATTTACAAAGGATGATGACGATGAAGCTTCGTAAATTCGTCGAAGAGGTCGCTGACAAGATCGACATTGTCTTTAATCACTCGTTAGAGATCGTACCGATGTGGCATATCATCGCTGGTGATGGCGAGGAACTGATCTTGCCATCAATAGCACCTGACAAGGATATGGCGTGCTTGTTTGCGCAGGCCTTTATGGCAGTCACCGAAGCCAAGCGTTATGTTTTCATCGATGAGGGATGGATGGCGTTTGTAAAAGACGAATCAAAAATCCCGATCAGCGGCGGAGTAAAAGAAATACCTGGCCGCAAGGAAATCGTAATGTTTATGGCCGAGGATATCGACGAAGGCACGATCATGGCCCACCGCGAGATCATCAGGCCAGAAGGCAAGCGTCCATATCTAGGCCCGATCAAGATCAGTGACAGCGGCGGTGTCAGCGAAGGCCGTTTCTGCGGTCTACTACCCGTCAAAAAACTGCATTCATAAAAACACTACGCTCGATCCAACGACGACCAAAAACCATATGAAACAGGAGAAGTAAATGTTTAGAATAGAAGCGTTCTGTGACGATAAGAATTTGCCGCGCGTGCTGCATGCTTTGACCGGCTTGCTACTTGGCACGCCAAAGATTCAGCCAGTGGCCAATGCCCAAGCCAGCAATGGCGTGATCAAGGCCAAAGTAAACGGTGATCTTGCTGCGCTGTTTGAAGCCCATGTCAAGCGGCACCGGCTGGCGACGGTTACGCCAAAGCAGCTAAAGGAATTTGCCGTCGAGCATGGCTATTCCGAAAAGTCCTATAGTAACATTTTGACAAGGATGATTGAGGCCAAGCACCTGCGTAAGAAGCAGGGGACTAAAGGCCAAAATACTCTTTATGTAGTGACGGGAGCTAAGTGATGGCTGCAAAAACCAAACGTGCACCGCGTGTCTATGGATCATATCTGTTCAAGGACAAGGAACCAGTGATCGACGAAACCCGGACACTGTTTGAAGATGTCTTTGGCGAAAGGATAAACAACAAGATGTTTTCCAAGATCGAAGAAGATGGTGGACCTACCACCAGTTGCATGCGTGCTTGGTTTTTTGGCGATACCAAACGACCAAAAAACGAAACGATCGAAGCCGCTGGCCGCGCAATCGGCTACCGGCGCAAATGGGTAAAGATGACGACTACAGCCAGAAAGTAAACTTTATTGGCAGGGGTGTCACGTACCATAAGGAATGGAAACGATGTCCACCATAAGTTACTCTACCACGGAACTAGCAATACTTGCGCTGCTGAAAAAGAAAAAACGTTTGACAGCGCAAGAACTGACCAACCTTTACTATGGTAAAGATACTGCGCCGCTTTATGCGGAACAAACAATTCGCAGCGCCTTGTCTAGACTGCAAAAGAAGATCGATTACAATCATGAGTCATTTACGATAACGCTGGAAAAAAAGACCGGCCAAAACATTGTGTTTGTTTTCGGCCAAAAAGCTCGTATAAGGGCTTGAAAACATTACCGAATAAAAATTGTTACGACATCCTCGACTTTACAACCACAGGATGCTATATCTATTTTTGTCGATGGCAAAGACGCCTCCGGCAAAAGTAATCGGACCGCAAAGCAAAACCCTCCAAAAAACAGGAGCCGCCATGCGCGACGATACAGACACGGTCACTGATCAGGCATCGCCAGTTGAACCCGTGCAACCCACAGATGCCACAAAAAGGAAATCTAAAATGGCTACCACTGCAAAAAAGGCTAAATCCGCTCCCAAGGCCCGTAAGGCCGTCAAGGCCAAATCGACGGCTCGTCGCGTGATCAAGAAGGGCGCGGCCAAGAAGGGTGTTGCGACCGGCATCAATGCCAAGGGACACCGCGAAGGTTCAATCAAGTCGAAGGCCCATGATATCTTCGACAAGGTCGGTGACAATGACAAGGCTCGGGCGCAGGTGCTCAAGCTTGGTGTCAAGGAGACCACGGTCTCGTCTTGGTTTTCGACCTTCCGTAACGTCTAAAATCCGCAAACGCGACCCTATGCCCGGCACCTGCAAAGGTTACCGGGCATAGGGCATTAGGACAATCACACTCCAAAAAGGAACCATCATGACTTTTGAACAAGAGGCCAGTGTGCTGGCCAATCTCGACACTATCCTTAGCGCCCCAACGCCTCCGCCGCTTCCGCTTCCTCGCCGTCGCTGGAAGCGCAAGCTCATGGCCATCACCGCGCTCGCGGCGATCGGTTTCGGATATTATGTCTATAGCGGGGTAACCCATGTGGACACCATGGCCGAAAAAGGCTTGCGGCTTTGGGACCGCACCGAGCTCCTGATCCAAGCTGATCCGTATCACCGTTCACCGGCCTCTTGTGATCTGGCTCGTGACGCCGCGACCAAGCTTCGGGCCTTGCAGGCTGGTGACAAATTAGACATGTTGTCCGAGCGGATTGTGGCGCTCAATGACCTCGGCACAAACGCCAAACTCTGCGTAAGGGAGTTATCTAGATGAAGCGTGTCTGCTTTGTCAGTTGTGGAAAAAACAAGGCCTCTGAAAAGAGGCCTTGTTCTTTTTTATATACGGGTGATTTGTTCCAAAAGTCGTTTCGGCTGGCCAAGGTCAGCTATGACGCCGTGGCGATTTTATCGGCAAAGCACGGCATGTTACAGCCCGATGACGTGATTGCACCCTATGACCTTACGCTTAAGACCATGGCCAAGCGCGAGCGTGCCTTATGGGCGCGCAAGGTCTCGGCGCAAATCATTGCGCGCTATCCACCCGAGGCTTGGCAATATGTTTACTTTGCCGGTGCCGATTATACGCAAGGCTTGCCGACGGGCGAGCACCCAATGGGTAAACTATCGTTCGGCCGTCGCTTGCAATGGCTGAACCAAAAATTACGGACGCTGGATTAGCCAGCGGCTTAGCTGATCGATCCAAAGGCCTGCCATGGTGGCAGGCTTTTTCATTTTGGGAGGTGACAAAATGTCGAACAATGATTTCATTTGCGAAGATTGCAAATACCATGTCTACGGTTTCGGATTCAAGAGAGACGCAAAGCTTTGCGTCAATTGTCAATGGCTCAAAGATCATCCAGACGCATCAGAAGAAATCAAGGCAATCATAAGAGGAGAACGCAAATGACTTCAGCGCTAGTGATTCTGTCCGGTGGCCAAGACTCAACGACATGCCTTTACTGGGCCAAGCAATATTACGACAAAGTGCATGCGATCACCTTTGACTATGGCCAGCGGCACCGGCGCGAGCTTGAAGCCGCGTTTCTGATTGGCCATATGGCCAAGACTGATTCGCATGAGATTTTACCAATAGGATCGATACTGGCAGGCAAATCACCGCTGACCGATCATTCGCAGCCACTTGAGACCTATTCCGATTACGCGTCTATGGACAAGATCATCGGTAATCGTGTCGAGCTGACATTTGTACCAATGCGCAACGCATTGTTTCTGACACTGGCAGCCAATCGCGCTGCGGTGCTTGACATCCAAAACATCATCACAGGCGTATGCCAGCAGGACAATGCCAACTACCCTGACTGTAGATTAAGTTTTATCCGCAGCATGCAACAAACGATCAACGAGGCGCTTGGCTTGGATTACACCATGCGTATCATCACGCCATTGATGACCTTGTCCAAGGCTGACAGTATCCGCATGGCGATGGAACTACCCGGTTGTATGGATGCCTTGGCCTATAGCCATACTGCTTACGACAATGCGTATCCGCCCAATGGCAGGGACCATGCTTCAACACTGCGCGCCCAAGGCTTTTTGGAAGCCGGTATCCCCGATCCGCTGATAGTCCGCGCAGTGTTTGAAAACCTGATGGACCTTCCGGCAGGGACAAATTATGATGGCTTGCGCACCATCGCAGTCAAAGGGGAATAACCCATGATCCAGATCACCCGCCGCTATCACTTTGAAGCCGCGCATTTCCTGCCCAAGGTCCCTGAAGGCCATAAGTGCAAACGCATGCATGGCCACAATTATGAGATCGAAGTCACCGTCGCCAAGCCGCTAGGTAAAGACGGCTTCCTGATGGATTTCGCGGACCTCGACAAGCTGGTACAGCCAATCATTGACAAGATTGATCACCGCACGCTCAATGACATCAAAGGTCTTGAAAATCCAACGGCTGAACTGATCGGTCAGTGGTTTATGGACAAGCTGGCCAAGCATGATGTGCATGGTATAAGAGTGTATGAGACAAAAGATTGTTGGAGCACAATCTGGAGGCCAGCCGATGAATGAACTGGATGATGAGCGAAATCAATTCGCTATCAAAACACTGCTAAAATTTATCGGCGAAGACCCAAACCGCGAAGGCTTGCGGGATACGCCTGCTCGCGTCATGCGTGCTTGGCGCGAATGGGCCACCGGCTATACTCAAGACCCGGCAACCATCCTTGCGCGGACCTTTGAAGATGGCGCGCAAGACTTCAACGAAATGGTGATCGTGCATAACGCACCGGTCATCAGCAAATGCGAACACCATTTGGCTGACATCATAGGCCATGCCCATATCGGCTATATCCCAAAAGGCAAGATCGTAGGCATTTCAAAGCTGGTGCGGCTGGTGGATTGCTTTGCCCGTCGATTACAGGTCCAAGAACGGCTTACGACGCAGATTGCCGACGCGATTATGCAGCACCTCGAGCCGATTGGAGTGGGCGTGCTGGTACGAGCATCGCATGCCTGCATGTCAACGCGTGGTGTCAACATCCAGCGCTCGGTGACGACCACATCGGCCATGCGCGGTGCGCTGATGGACAAGCCGGAAGCGAGAAAAGAATTTCTGGACCTATGTGCAATGGCGGAAAAAGAAGTTCAGTAGGGGAGTGATCATATGCGTATCTATCTGGCAGGCTGGTGGCATGTCGGCAACGCCATCGGAACCAACATCCATCAGTATAATCTGCATACCGTGCGGTATCCGTTTCATCTCGAGTCGTTCCATTACATGGACCGGCAAATCATTCAGCAGGCCCGCATGGCACAGACCAAGATGTTCTTGGACAGTGGCGCATTCAGCGCCATGACACAAGGCGTAAAGATCAACATCAAGGCTTATGCCAAGTTCATCCAAGGCAATCAGGACATCGTCGATTTCGCTTCCAATCTTGACGATACCACCAAGACCGAACAGGTAAGTTACGACAATCAAAAGTATCTGGAAGGTGCAGGCTGCCAAGTCAAGCCGGTGTTCCATTGTCGCGAAGACGAGAAATGGCTGCGCCGCTATATCGACGAAGGTTACGACTACATCCTGTTGGGCGGCATGGTCCCAGAAACCACCAAATGGCTAATCGGCTGGCTTGATCACCTTTGGCATCACTACTTTACTAAATCAGATGGTACCGCACGGTTCAAGGTTCATGGTTTTGGCTTGACCAGTCTACCGCTGATGTATCGCTATCCATGGTATAGCGTCGATTCGTCATCATGGGCACAGACCGCCAAGTTCGGCGGTGTCCTGCTTGACATCATGCAGCCTGATGGCAGCTATAAGGATTACAACATCGAGTTTTCCGACAACACCGCCAGCCGTTATAATCTGCACGGCTGGCACTATTGGAGTTTAAGCAAAGATGAGCAGCGGACAATTGAAAACCGCTTGGCCGAGATGGAGGAAGCACGCCATAAAAATCCTGAAATCGAAGACCGCTTGGCGGTGATGATGAAATGCAAACAAGGCTTCTACCCCGAAGCTTTGGCCAAATCTTACGGCTGGCGCATGTATGCCAATCTGGAATATTTCCGCCGTGCCATGGAACGCCGCGTCACAACGTTTCGTCGTAAGCAGGATACTCTGTGGGACCACTTTGGGAGGACCGGATGATGCCGGGAAGTGTAGGTCGAGCAAAGAAATCCGTCGAACAGATCATGGATCGCTTAGATGAGTTTCAAGGCAAGCACCAAGATGATATGGCCATGCTTGAACTATCAGCTATCATCAGAGAGCTTGCTTTTACACTCCAACATCTATTGGAAAGCGCGAGGGAGCCGCAATGAAAGATGAAAAACAAATTGATGCTTCGATTGCACGCCAGTTATCGCGTTCAATGATGAAAAACGCCAAGCTGACTGCTCGGCTGCACGCGCTACGGGCGGTTGTCGAAACCGTCAGAACGACTCTCCCGGATAATCTTGTTTGGGACAATCCTTTACGTGACCTTTGCACCAAGGCATTGGAAATCGATAATACGTTAGCCGAGAAGGAAGACCTATGATCAAGCAATGGATCGAAGATCGATGCGTGCGCTGGCTTGCATCGCGCGGCTATCACAGCATAAGAGTGGGCGTGCCATATCTGATCATGACCTATGCTACGGGTACTTTTCATGATGTTTACGATGGCACGGTTTATACGATCCACATGCCGAAAGGACATAAACGCGTGGCATTGCTAAACACGGTGCTTGTGCCAGACAAGCCGCCACCGATGCCGAGGAAAAAATGAAACAATCGCTCAAATGGATCACTGATGCGATCAGTACCAAGGATGTGGCGCATGGCATGTCGCATTACAAGATTGCCGAGCGCCAGATACGCGCGACCAATGGCCGCTTGATTGCGGCGCACCCGTGGCCAGCCGACGGAAGCTTCGTCGTACCGGGTGATGAGTTTGAAAAGCTTGTTGGCCGCATGCCGGAAGAACCCACGATCAAAATCAATGACAACAGCATCACTGTTCGCGCCGGACGCTACCATGGCACGATCAATACCCTTAGTCCTGATGCATGGATACAACCGGGTGTCGATGAAGCTGATTGGAAAAAACTGCCACCGCGGCTGTTGCCTGTCCTGCATGCACTACGCCCATTCGTCAGTGACAATGCCATGCAGCCATGGGCGGACTGTATCGCGCTGGAAAACAATTGGGGATACGCCACCAACAATGTGGCCTTGGCTGGCGCACATTGTCCCGGCCTCGGCAAGATCATGGCGCTACTGCCATCATGGGCGGTTGACTTTATCCTGACAAGGGAAGAAGGAATCACTGATTGGGCTTGGACGGCAAACTATGTTGCTTTTCGCTGGCAGAACAATGCTTGGCTACGATCGACGCTGGTGATCGGACAATTTCCAGAGCGCGCGGCCGAACTGGTGCGATCAAGTCTTGATGAAAAACCATCGCAGGAAATCAGTGATGATTTTCGCAAGGCCTTTAACAGTGTGGCGCATATGGCCGAGGACACGATCGAAGTGCATGCCGACAAGATGGTAGCACGTTTCAAGCAAGCCGAAGTCATTGCTGAGATCGAATGCGAAGTGCCCAATGGCTGCAAGTGTTCGATATGGGGAGCAACTTACCTGGTACCGGCGATTAACTCAGCAACACATTGGCAACCTAGTCTATGGCCGAAGCCTGTTCCGTTTAAAGGTGACATGGTCAGCGGCTATGTCGTCGGCAGACGAATGTGAACACTGGTAGATGTGATCAGGTTTGAGTGGTTCCTTTCCTGATTTAGTCTGCCAGCTAGGAGGCGGTGGTGGGTAAGTACGCCGCCGCCTCCGACCTTAACAGGAGAAATAAAAATGCACGGAAAAAATCATATAGAAAGAGTGAAACATGACGAGGGCATGGAATTGCATGTTGTCAAAGGTAGTCCGTTTCTCACTATCCAAGGCGAAGGGCCATATATCGGATATCCGGCTATCTTCATTAGGCTGCATGGTTGTCATCTACGTTGCGTATTTTGCGATACTGCTTTTGATGATGCCGACGACCCGACTTGGACCATCTACGATCTTGTCGGCAAAATCACCCGCATTTGTAAGCTTGCCAAACTTGTCGTCATCACCGGCGGCGAACCCATGCGGCAAAACATCAAACCACTATGCCAACAATTATGCGGCAACGGTTTCCGCGTGCAAATAGAAACCGCCGGAACATTTTGGCTGGATGGCATCGAAAAATATGCCGATATTGTCTGTTCGCCCAAGACACCGACAATCCACAAAGAGGTATATCGTCATGCCAGAGCCTTCAAATATGTCATCAGTACTGGACAGATTTTCGACGATAGCTACCCTGTACCAATTACAGCGACGCAACCGGAAGCGCGGCCGAACCGGCTGGCGTTGCCGCGCCGCGGTGCGGCGGTTTATCTTTCGCCGATGGACGAAGGAGATGAAACCGCCAATGCTGCCAATCGTAAACTCGTCGGCGAACTCGCCATTCGATTCGGAGTCATCGCCGGAATCCAATTGCACAAATTTATAGGTGTCGAATGATTGGCCATGTAATTCTGCGTCATCCACGCGCAACATTGGATCACTTGGGCATCTTGCCCGAGATGTTAAATCCAGCCAATCCAAAATCAGCGCGCGAACAACTCAACGATGGTTATCGTCACGGCGGTGGCTGGCATCCGCAACCCGGCTTTAAGCTACGCGATGATGACAGTCTCAAATATCCGGGTGATCCAGCTTTCCCGCCACTATTTGAAATGCATCTGCGCAACGAACGCATATTGGTCTATGAACATGCTTACGTTGCCATCATCCAGCCTGATCGATCCTTTGAAGTCTGTCGAATGGATTGACGCCATGACAATGCAAGACAACAAGTGTGATGTATGTAACATCAAGCCACCGATAGGCGTGGCATCAACCGCCATACCGCTTAGCGTTGCGTACTGTGTCGAATGCGCAAGACGCCATGCTCAACCGCTATGCGTATTCCTGATGTGGGAAGAAGAGATACCGCCAGAACACCACGCGGCTCCCGATCAATTTTGCACGTTTGATAACGGCAGTTACATCTCTTATCGGAAATGGTATAGATTGCGTCACAAAAAGTAGGCGGTGCAGCATGACACCTGGTGGACAGTTTACAAAAATCATGATGATGACAACCAGTGATAATGATCAAGAATGTCTGGTGGCCATTCGCAAAGCCAATCGTGTCCTCAAGATGGCGCAAGTGACTTGGGAAGACATGCTAAAAGCGTTAAACGCTCCTGCGGCACCGCCACCGCGGCCGGAGCCGGAGTGGCATAATGTCAACACTGGCCAGACGGGCGGCAGTACCAAGAAAAAATATACCAACGAAAAGGAGATCAACGGCTTCTTTGATCGGATATTTAGCCGCGATATGTCTGGCGACTTCGAGGAGTTCGCCATGTCAGTGCATCTATGGTGGAAGGACAAAGGCTTCTTGACCGAGCGACAATACAACGCCATCAAGAAATCGGCCGAAGTGCGAGATTAGGTTTCCGGCAGTTAGCTGTACTCTCTGTCGGGAAGCGCGGGTGGTGAGGCTAGTATACAACCCCCAGCCAACCTCATCACCCGTTGCTTAAATATATGAGGGAGAAGAAAATGACAAACTCAACAAGTCATGATTTGGTAACCATTTTAAAAAGTGGCAGAAAAACACTACGTCGTATCTATAGTGATTTTAGGCATTTAAGAAAAGACAAAATAGCGCCGACTTTTGAAGCTGAAATCCGCAATACCTTGCAAAGATGTTGCCCCGAGTCTAGTCAATTTAACGGTAAAGACAGCCTATTTAAGCATCATGGTCTAAGCGTGTGGTCACTGCGGGAGTAACAGCATGCTACGCGACGATGCCTATGGACTTTTCTGGGAAGATATACCACCTATATCGACGCGTGGTACTGCCGGTGATAGACCTCTACCGCCTATCCCGGAGACCGGCTGGCAGATGCCAGATGACTACCCATCGCTCGAAGGCCAAGGTGCAATTGCACTTGACGTGGAAGGTTATGATCCTGATCTAAAAACTATGGGACCGGGTGCATTACGTGATGGCTATATCTGCGGCGTATCGATCGGGACCGAAGCAGGATTTAGACGCTATTATCCTGTTGCGCATCAGATGGGACCTAACCTCGACAAGGAAAAAGTATTTCGCTGGCTCAAGCGTGAGCTAAAGCGACCGGTGCCAAAGATCGGTGCCAATCTGCTTTATGATCTGATGTATTTGACTGAAGCCGGAATCGAGGTCACCGGACCTTTCTATGATGTGCAGGTGGCCGAGCCGCTGATCGATGAAAACAAGCTTTCCTATTCGCTTGAAAACATAGCCAAGGATTGGTTGGGCGAAGGCAAAAAGCAGAACGCCATGCGCGAATGGCTGGTCGAAGCCTTTGGTGAAACCAATTACAAAGGCAATATCTATCGCGCACCGGCTAGTGTTGTCGGACCTTACGGCGAAGGTGACGTTGACTTGCCACTTCGCGTCTTTGCATTACAGCGAGCCGAACTACAACGACAAAACCTATGGGACCTGTTCTTACTCGAATCAAGTCTGATACCGATGTTGCTGGCTATGTGGCGGCGTGGCGTCAATATCGATCTCGATAAAGCCGGACAGATATATGAAAATCTTGCCACCCGCCAAACCGCGGTGCTGCAACAGATCAAGCGCGTATCCGGCATTGAAGTGGATATATGGTCCGCTGATAGCTTGGCCGAAGTCTTTGATTCAGCAGGCATCCCATATCTCTATACAGAAAAAACCGGCAAGCCATCGTTCCGCAAGGATTGGTTACAGGCCTGTCCGGCACCCGTTGCGCAATTGATTGTAGACGCGCGACGGCTGGACAAGTTCAAGGGAACGTTTATCCAAGGCTATTTGTTGGACGGTCACATCAATGGCTGCGTGCATTGCCAATTCCATCAGCTACGATCCGAAGGTGGCGGCACCGTCAGTGGCCGCTTTTCGTCATCTGATCCGAATCTACAAAACATACCAATCCGAGACGAAGAGCTTGGTAACCTTATACGATCATGCTTTATTGCAGAGCATGGCAAGCGTTGGTGGAAGTTTGACTGGAGCCAGATTGAATTTAGGTTGGCCATCCATCACGCCGCGCGGCTTAAGCTCTATGGCGCACAACAAGTGGTCGATCAGTATTGGAATGATCCGACAACAGATTACCATAAGGTCGTGGCGGAGATCACTGGCCAGCCGCGCAAGATTGCCAAGAACATCAATTTTGGTATCATCTATGGCCTTGGTGTCGATGCCTTGGCGATCAATCTCGGTGTCGATGTTGATACTGCCTATAGGATGTATCGCGATTATTTGCGACGCGTGCCATTTGTTGGACAGTTACGTAACCGAGCCATGGATCATGCAGCACGCACTGGCGTTATCACAACGCTTAAGGGCCGCAACCGGCATTTTGATGTTTGGGAGAAGAACGGTTATTATTTCCAGGAGTACGTCAAAGGTGCCAAGCGTGCCTTTACTCATAAGGCGCTTAACGCCAGACTACAGGGTGATGCAGCCGACATCATGAAAACCGCCATGTCGCAAAGTTGGGAAGCTGGCGTATTTGATTATATCGGCGCACCGCATCTGACAGTTCACGATGAACTTGATGGTAGTGACGACAACAGTAAGGCTAGTAATGAAGCCTTGGCCGAGCTAAAGCATATCATGGAGACTTGCGTTGAACTGCTGGTGCCGTTAAAGGCTGATGGTGGTACCGGCCCAAATTGGGGAGCGATCGAATGACAACAAAAGCCAAGATGCATAGGCTATTCGTAATCGAAGTTTATCTCGACTATGTCATCATGTGCGGACAGATTGTTCGCCGTCCATCCTATGTCAGTCGTTCAGATTGGCTGGCATTTTGGGAGTAAACAGATGACGACAACGCGAGTACCGATCAGTGCTTGCAAAGCATGTGGCAAGCCAAACGACTCAGCTACCAGCATCTCTGCTGATATAAAACCGACACCAGGAGACGTATCCATATGTCTCTATTGCGGACACGTCACAGTGTTTGATGATGATTTGACATTGCGCGAACCGACATCCAAAGAAATGCATGAGATTGCGGCTAACAAAATCATGTTGGCCGCGCAGAAAGCACGCAAACCTTGATGCAGCGCCGCAGATTTTTAGCTAACCTTCTGGCCTTTACATTGTTTGATGCCAAGTGGCTTGACCGGGTTGAATTGCCGCTTAGTAAGATCATACCAAAGGCAGAAGAGTTTGATGAGCAACAGGCAGCGGAGGAGCGATCGAAAAAGACACCGCGACAATATCACTACCACAGACGATATCACCACAGATCAAGGAAAAAATCTGATGAATAACAGACGCACTGCGATTCCAGCGATTCCGATGTTTCCGGAAGTCCATGCATCTCCAATCACTGGCTATGACGACAACGTCATTGCCATTGGCGATGAGATCGAAGCAGGCTTGCGCGAATTGCGCCAGCATGAGCCAGTGCATGCCAAACTACCGTTACCGGACTATGTCGAGCATGCGCCGGAAGTCAGTGACGTTGGCCGCTTGTCATCGCAAGCCTTGGCAGCAGAATACGAACGCGCCGCCAAGGAAGTCGAAGCCATGGGCGTAGCATTGGTGAAGGCCATGCAGGAATGCGAACAGGATGCCGTCGAAGCCGTAAAGGCGATGGAACGGGTACGCGAGAACACGCTCGAGGCAGTCAAGATGTGTCAGGCCACGGCCACAGCATATCGTGACGAAGCCAAAAAGCTTTTCGACCGTATCCAAAAATCAGCACTGCTCGCCGAAGACGTGCGCCGTGTCTGCGTGCAGCTATGCCAGAATATCGAAGCTGGCGAACCTGCTGCACGCGCGGATAAGACCGACGACGACAAGACCGAGACCACCAAGTAACCAAGATTGCGGGTGGTCTTGGGAGCAATCCTTGGACGGCGTAGTGCTTGGGTTTAGTTCCTTTTACCGAGTCGAACGCAGCATGTGTGCTGAACACCCGCTTTTGATTTTTGCAGGAGAAAGAAAAATGACAACGAAAGCTCAAACCAAGCAACAGGAATTGGAAGATCAGATCATCAGGCTATCGCAGCAATGTAAGCTTAATAGTTGGACATCACTTATCGTCGATATAGATGTACCCATGGATATCGCGCCAGCGTTGCTGAGCGGTAGGCCTGAGCTGATCAAGATCATCCAGCCGCGCGATCTACCGGCAGCCGAAGCCGCCATCCTGTTTAACATCATCGGTAATCTGATCGAAACCAATCAGGCCTTGCAGGAGCACGCGGCGCAGTTGGCGGATTTCGTCGGACAATGGACCGATGCCTTTAAGCATCTGCGTTCGGTCGGTAACCGCATTTGTCGATTTGCGTTGTTCGATAAGCAGGAGATAGGCGATGACGAATAAGGATTTTCCATTCGATCAGATATGCGATGCTGTCCTGGAGCAGTCGCGAAAGAGAGGTCACTTCTGCTATCAAAAATTCACGTGTTCTGGTTGCGGTGCGCGCTTGACCATGGATCAACCCAATATAATCTTTGAAACCGGAACCTGTGACAAGTGCCCTGCAATTACGGATATCAAAAAGCAGGGATGCAATTACATGCTACAAATCAAACTGGGAGCCAAGTAAAATGCTGAACCAATCCATCGCGCATCTGCCAATACCCGAGCGCATGCAGCACCTGCCGATTTCGGACAAGGGATTTCCGATCCCTTGGTTTGTCTACATCGATCGCATCACCAATGAGTCTGACTTTAGAGTGATAGGTCCGGGTAAGCTGGTGCTAGCTTATCAAAAACATCTGTGCTGGCTTTGCGGCAAGAAGATGGGCACCTATAATTGTTTCGTCGTCGGGCCAATGTGCACCATCAATCGCGTCAGTGCCGAACCACCATCACATCTCGGCTGTGCAACTTATGCCGTGCGCGCTTGTCCGTTCCTGACACAGCCGCGCATGCGACGCAATGAGAAGGATCAGATTTTGGAAGCGAAGGAAGTCGGTGGCGTAATGCTAAAACGCAATCCGGGTGTCAGTGCGTTATGGTGCACCAAGAACTATGAACCATTCCGCGTATATAATGGTGTCTTGTTTCATCTGGGAACACCGACCGAAGTGCAATGGTGGTCCGAAGGCCGAACCGCGACACTGGCCGAAGTCCAAGCTAGCATTGATAGCGGCTTGCCGTCGCTGCATGAGATGGCAAAGCTGGAAGGGCGGCGTGCCGAGCTGGCCTTGGCCGGTCAAATCGCGGCTTCGAAGCAATGGTTGCCATCTGCGCAAGATGCAATCTAAGAGGTCAAAATTAGGTCAGCATTATTGCCGTTTTTAAAGCCATTGGCAGGCTTGCCCAGTGGCCTTCCGCTGGCCCTTCCCGGCCCTAGCGCCAAGGCCGGTCTAGGCCTGCCCTAGCGGCTGGCTGATGGGCCAGCTAGGGCCGCAAATCGAGGTCTTTGGGCCGGTTTGGCGCTCGGCCTAGCTGGCTTGCCGATTGAATCCGATCCGGCCGGAGTTGGGCTGGCCCAAGGCCTTGATCTGATTGGTAAACATTTTTACACTTACAGATTGCAAATCTTTACACTATAGCGTATATTGGCTTTGTTGGTCACGGCAATCACGCCGGTGCCAAAAGCCAAAAGGTGTAAAATGTTTTTCCGCTATGTTAACAAGTTCATTGATCGCGTTTTCCTGCCGTTTATGGAAGGCACGGTTAGATAAGACCTTTACGCCCGGCACCTGCAAAGGTTACCGGGCTTTAGGGCATTAAGGAGTTAGGCTTTAAAAAGGAACCTGCTATGTCTACGATCTACGATTACTACGAGTCGCAATTAAATGCGACATGCAAGGATGTGTCACTGCGTGACTTGCCTGTCGAGTCAGTTTGCGGCCAAGATTGCAAAGGCGTGATTGATGCCACCAAGACTTATCTCGATTACTTCGAGCTGGCCCATGGCTTGGAAGCATCAATAACCGAAAGGCAACATATGGTCAGAAAATGTAACCATGTGATAAGCATCTTTTGGAGAGGATAAGTTTATCTACGGACCGGCCTTTAATGGCCGGTCAAAGATGCACTTACGCATCAAAAGGAACCAAACCATGTCAACACGAAAGGTAATAGGCGCGGCTCTGTCCGCGCTGGCTATAACGACGGGAGCGGCGCATGCCGCTAACATCACGGCAGAGCGTGATGGTTGTACCCCGAAAGACTGCTACGTCATCAAGGTTGACGGCGAGATCAAGCTTAACGATGAAAAAAAGTTTGATGCCGTAATCAAGGCCAACAATATCAAGGTGGCCGTGGTTTATCTGGATAGTCCGGGTGGCAACATGCTGGCTGGCTTGTTAATGGGTCTATCTATCCACGAGCACAATTTTGCAACGATGGTCTATTACGACACTCATTGCGTTAGCATGTGCTCAGCCATGTGGATGGCAGGCGGCAAGCGATATGCCACACCCACATCCAAGATCGGTTTCCATCAGGTTTACACCTTGGATAGGCGTGGCCGGATGCATTCTGATGCAATGGGTACTGCAATGATGAAAAAATACTACGCGGAAATTGGCGTGCCAAAACCGGCCGCAGACTTCCTCGTGGCGGCTGATCCAAACGATGTATACTGGCTCAACGGAGACCTCGCCGCTGGCTTTAAGATCGATGTGACCACGCTCGATGACAAAAAAGAGGAGCCTAAAAAAGACCTTAGCAAGACCTGCATTCCCGGTGCGGTTGTATGTCCCGATCAAAGCGCCTCGGTCACCGTGCCCAAGGCCTTTGTCGAGAGCCTGATGACCAAGAAGCCACTCTAACTTGATCTAATCAAGACACTAGATTATAAGACCCAAAAGGCCTCCGGATTTTCGGAGGCCTTTTTTGTTATGGGGGAGACCTAGTTGAAAGTCAAAATGCCAACCGACGATTTACTGATGGCCGCGCTATGCTGCGGTAACCAATGCCAGCACCCGGATCGATGTCACCGTTATGACTTTGTGCTGGAATGCGTGCGCGTCAAGCAGTTGCTTGTCGAGATGACCAACAGTAACGGCGAACAACCCATAATCGAAAACCATCCTTGACAAAGGATTGTTCCCACGGAGCGGCTGATACGTCAGCCGCTTTAGGGAGCAATAATGCTCCAACAGGAGAAAGAAAATGAAGCATATCGATATCCAAGAAATCATCGATGCTGTACCGCTTCGACCTGTGATGTCACGTCGTGACAAGCTATTGCGTTGGGCGCAATTGGTTGATCGGTGCCATAGCGACTTGGCGCTTTACCATGGCATCGAATATATGCGGCCATATGATCTCAACAACATCCGGCCATATGCTACCACAAGAAGTGCCTTTACGATTGCCATCACAGACCCGACGTTCCAAGCCATGGGCCTGACGCTATCCAGCTCGTTGATTGACACCATGCGGTTCTTCGAACTATCGCAGGATCAACTTCATGGATTCTCCTGTGATTGCGGTGGCTATATCGACAATCACGAACAGGCCCGACGCATTGCGCATCTAGCCTGACACTGATCCACCCATCGGCTGTCCCGATTAATTGAACGCAGCCGACAACTGGCGGGAGGGCGCAAATGCCTCCCGCCGCTTTTTTGTAAACACAAAGGGAAATACCATGGCACGAGCAAAGAAAACATTGTCCGCCGACGTAGTGCAGCTAACCCAAACCCAGCGAGCCGCAAAGCAAGCCGCTACACCAAAGCCTGAAACCAAGGTCGTGATCACGCCGCCCAAGCTGGCCACAGCCACTGTCACTATCATCGGCAAAGCTCCCTATCTGCAAAACCGCTTTTCATCCGACAATCGTGACAAGATGATGGAGGCGCAAAAGGCTGGTAGCGCGGCCAAGAAAACCCGCAAGGCCAAGGCACCCAAAGACTTTGAAAAGGTCTATCGCGGTTCAATGCATGTATCGCAGGATGGCTGGCACGGCATCCCTTGCACTGCCTTACGGAACGCCATGATCGACGCGTGCCGCTTGACCGAGATGGACATGGTGCGCGCCAAGATGTGCATATTCATCGTCGAACAAGGCCGTGACAAGGAAAACCTCGAGCCGCTGGTAAAGATCGATGGTAAGCCGCAGATGCATATCGAACGTGTCAAGGTTGGTATGGGCAGCACCGACCTTGCCGCGCGTGCGATGTTTGTCAAATGGTCCTCGACGTTTGAGATCACATGGGATGACGACGTATTCCATGCACAGGATATCATCAATCTATTGGCCCGTGCAGGCTGGCAAGTCGGCATCGGTGCCGGTAGACCATTCTCAAAAATGTCTGGTGGTACTGGCAAGGGGACCTTTGAGGTACGGCAGTCATGACCGCACACGACGAAGGCTTTATTCCCGACGGTACGATGTGGCTGCAACCCAAAAATACGTTGCCGCGCATCGAGCAGCTATGGGCCATTGTATCGGTGGACGCCCAAGATGGTAACGAAGGCGTCTGCGCCGCCATGATCGGTGGCGTAATCATGCCGCTGATTGCCGCTGACGAAAAGCGGCTCGAACAGATTGTGCCGATTGCGAAAGAAGTCGCGGCCGAGACCGGCACAAAGTTTAAGCTGGTAAGGTTTAGCAATCGCGAGGAGGTATCGGACATATGAGTATCGAAAAGGAACTACTTGGCTTGATGAACGCCGAAGGCCTGATCGTGGCCGAGGCAGCCGAAAAGTGGGCGGCGAGTCATCGGCAATCGGACCTTGCCAAACAATTGGAATGGGACAACCGGGTAGCTGGCAAGCAATACCGGATCAATCAAGTAAGGCAATTGATCGTAAGCCTAAAGATCACAATGGGCAACGGTACCAAGCGGTTCTATTCGCTGTCCATCGATCGCGGTAACAAGAAAGGCGGTGGCTATCGCGATATCGGCGATATCATGAAGTCCAAGACACTTTACGATATATTGCTTCAGGATGCACTTAACGATTTGCAGCGCATGCAGGAGCAGTATGAACGCTTGCGCGAGCTGCAACCGATATGGAAGGAGGCCGAGAGGATCAGGAAACGAAAAAAGACCAAGGAGGACCGCGCCAATGTTTAGACGCTGGTGCTGTTTCTGGTTCCATTATCCTTTCTATCAGGTAACCAGAACCGATGTCTGCACAACGCAAATGCATTGCAGCTATTGCGATCGTAGCTGGATTGTCTTGCACTAGGCAGGCATAGCAGTTCTTTGCCGAGCTGAGCTGTGATTAGTCTAGCAAAGCGGAGCTGAACATAGCCCAGCAGGCAAAGCGGAGCAACTCAGGGCCACTCGTCACCGAGCTTAGCCTAACCCTGCTCGCCCGTACCCTGCACATCGTGTCAGCGCTTAGCAGTGCAGGCCAAGCTCTCCATAGCTAAGCCGAGCTTGGTACTGGCGGTGCGCAGTAAAGCAGGCTAAGCTAAGCGAAGCCACATGGAGCAAAGCCCAGCACAGCAGGCAAAGCCAATCAGTGCAAAGCGGAGCGGTGCGGTGTCAAGCTTGGCTTAGCGGGCAGAGCTTACCTAGGCTGACAACGGCGAAGCGGTGCAAGGCAGGCATGGCATGGCATGGCATGGCGTAGACGGTCCTTGCGATCTATGTGCGTGGCCCGGCTAGGCAGGCCAAGCCAAGCATAGTATACCAAGCTTAGCGTAACCGAGCAGAGCAGGCCGTGCATGGCACAGCCGATCTTGTCCGTGCATAGTCGAATCAAAGCGATGACCAGCGGAACTTGGACCGGCAAAGCAGGCGCAGCAAATCCAAGCGGAGCCTGTTACATCGTAGCGAACTGAAGCCTAGCATGGCAGGCGAAACTGAACAAAGCGCAGTCCAACCCGGCGGTGCTGAGCGTCTCTGACCACAACTGAGCGCGACACGGCACAGCAGGCAAAGCACTTTACGGCTTAGCGTAGCTTGACGTTACACTGTCCTGCCGAACCGTCCTGAGCAGAGCAGGCTATGTGATGATATGCGAAGCGTTTCGATGCGAAGCGGATCGTGGCTAAGCAGGCCAAGCGAACCACAGCAGATCGTAGCCCAAGATGCATAGTGAAGCCGCTCACTGTTAAGAACGGCCGAGCTAGGTATAGCAAGACGAAGCCAACCGCTGCGAAGCGATGCATAGCAGGCATGGCATAGCTTCACTAGTCAGAGCGTAGCGTGGCCGATCTCTGCAAGCCGGACCAAAGCAAAGCTGGCCCAGCAGAACAAGTCCCGGCCCTGTCGTGCTGATCAGTGTACTGCCCGACAAATTCGAGCGAGACCGGGCAATGCGCAGCAGGCCAAGCTAAACTTAGTAGTGCTTGATCTGGCAGTGCTTGGCAAAGCAGGCACGGCAATGCAAGGTCGCGCCGAGCCCGATCAGGCCCATCGTGGCCCAGCCTAGCTCAGCAGGCATGGCACAGCTCCGCATCCAGTACAAAGCGAAGCGAAGCTTGTCATCGCAGCGCAATGCTGGCATATTAAACTTCAAGCGACCAAAGCAAGGGAGCACCATGATGAAATACAAATTATTTGTCGTCTTGGCGTTGTTCTCCGCAATATGCTTGATCACTGGTTACATGCTATCACGAGACCAAATGTCGGCGTGGGCACTGCTGGCTTTTATACTCAGCAGTTGGTTCGCGCTGTCATTTGGTTTTATGGTTGGATTGTTTGGTGCAAGGTAAAGCAGGCTTGGCATAGCGGAGTGACGTTGAGCATAGTCAAGCGAAGCAGGCAATACAGTGCTAAGCTCGGCTGACTATGCTATGACCAGCGAAGCAGGCAGTGCATAACCTAGCGACACCCGGCGTGGCAAAGCGCTATCAGCAAATCAATGCGTTGCAGGCTTAGCCTTCCAAGCCAAGCACGGATCATCACAGCGTAGTTATGCTCTGTCAAACCAAAGCAGGCCGAGCACTGCCCAGCATGCCTCGGCAAACATGGCGGTGCATATCCATGCTAAGCTGAGCAGGCTATGCGAAGCCACGTTGTTCTGTGCGGAGAGGAGCATGTCAAAGCACGGCTCGACCATGCAGGCGTAGCCCAGCTAGGCCGAGTGGAGCACGGCTTGGCGCATTCCTAGTTGAGCAAAGCTGAGCAGAGCTGGCGAGGCATTGCTAGGCTAAGCCTTGGCATCAAAGCACAGCAAGGCAATGCCTAGCAGGCCGAGCTTGGCTTAGCCGATTGGTGCGGTGCGCGGCATAGCGGAGCAGGCTAAGCTTGACAAATCCTAGCAAGACAGAGTCAAGCGGCGTCTGGTGGAGCCCAGCAAGGCAAGCAATGCGGTGCTTTCCGGAGCGCTGCAAAGCCCGATAGGTCTCAGCGATGCAGGCGAAGCGGAACGCTGCCAAGCTTTGCCAGACATTGCGACGCGTAGCAGGCACAGCCTTGCTAAGCGAATCCCGGCACTAACCAGCCTAGCACAGCAGGCCCAGCCCAGCGTACCGAATCGTTGCCCGGTGCTGCATACCAGTGTTCTGCAAAGCGAAGCTATACAAAGCAGGCATAGCCAAGTTGCACGCACCATTGCTGTGTTCAGCACACATATCGTAGCAAAGCAGGCTCCGCAGTTAAGCGCCTTCGGCATTGTAAAGCTCTGCATGACCTAATCCAAGCGGTGCAGTGCCCAGCGGAGCAGGCTAAGCCAAATCGCTCGAGACTAAGCAAAGCTTGCCGGAGCACAGATGAGCGAAGCTGTGCAGGCGTAGCGAAGCGCGATATAGTAAAGGGTGCTTTGCCGAACGGCGCAATGCCGAGCAGGCTAAGCGAAGCGTACAAAAAGCCTAGCTTAACACTGCTTAGCAGGCACAAAAAAGGCGTTGGACCGGGAGGCTGGCCCAACGCCAAGTTTACAACAGGAGAAAGCTACTACCGCAGCCTATCGCACTGGCGTTCAAACGAAGCAGCGTACATTTGAACACCAGCCGCGATTCCGTATAAGAAGACTGCCTGCCATTGCAGCACCGCGCGTTGCCAAGCAAGTGGTAAGCTGTCTTCGGTTATTTGATTATTACTGACAAGCTTTAGACTAGCACCCATGTCAGCATCCTTTGCATATGTTCGGTGGTGGTGGTTCCGCCGGTGGCAGTGCAGGGAATTGGCTGCTATGGTCGAATGGCGTGAAAGGGAGGTCCGGCTCCTACCAGACAACCAAGTAAGCCGAAGATCAAATATACAATCATGATGGCGACTATCGCCCACAGAATTATCATGATGATTTGACCGACAATTGGAGATACAAGACCGCTCAGAAACGGCACTAGTAGCTTGATGCAAGCAACGATTGCTCCAACTATGATCACCCAAATGATCAATTGCTCCAGAAACCCAAGAGTAAAACACGCCATGGCTTTTCTCCCTATTCAAACTTCCAGTCTACTTGCCCCATGCCGTCGATATCCAAAAGCTTGGCCAGCGCTGGCGATAGATCGATACCGGCACCATTGGTTGTTTCGCCCTGCATATCGGTTCCGCTTTCTGCCTGCGGCCGTTTGCCGGTTTGCCAATATGGATCATCGGTATTCCATGGTCCAACATCTTCGATAGTTGCTAATACGCTGACGCCAGCACTGTTGAACACCCGGACATTTGGCCGCTCGCCTTCAATGCGATCAGGCAATGCGACATAGAGATCGGTGTCGTTGAGCACCTTGTTCTCGTCGTAGGCGCTGACGTTGTAGTCGCTTGCGCCGCCGAATACAGTTGCGGTTATGCCGCATTGGTTGGCGGGAATGATTGGCGCGTTGTGAAAATCCTGACCGTTGATCGAAACAGTCACATCACCTTGCATCTTGATTTTTAGATTGATGACATTAAGACAGCGTGTATCGCCACTGATCGGCTGGCCATTGATGATGACCGATATATCGCCCCTGACTGATCCGAGGATATCAACCCGATTGTCACCGCTTAATTCAGGTGGCGGTTCTGGCTCGACATCGGGCGGCGGGAGATCGGCTATCTCCTTACCGCTGATCACTGACGCGATAGCCGAACAAATCTCATCAAACTTCTGGCGGTATAGATCGGCATCGGTAGATGAATCGACGAAACAAGTTTCGATCAGGATTGCCGGTTCTTCAGTATTGTTTAAAAAATAAAGATCACTGCGATACTTAGGTCCGCGATCAGTCAGATTACCGGCGTTTGCGATGGCTTCAGACAATGTCTCAGCCAAGTCTCCTTGCGTGACGTAAAGTACTTCGCAACCCATCGGTTTTGATGTAGTCTCATAGGCGTTAAAATGCACAGATATGTCGAGATCGCGTTCTTCTGAATTATGGTAATCGACAATGGTCTCCAGATTTTCGCTTTGCGTGGTCGATATGTCATCATGAAAAGTCTTGACACCGAGGCCATGCCGCAACAGCAGATCGGCCACCGTCTCGACGACCAATCGCGCTTCATCGACTTCATCCAGATAGCCACTAGCACCGCGGATATGTTTTCCATGTCCAGAAGAAATGACGATTTTGCTCATTTACTTTCCTCTCATTTCCTTGATCCGCTTGTCGGCGATATCGCGCAACTTCTTTTCGATATCATCACATGACTCAGCGGTAGAGTAGAACTTCCCATCAACCATCGATACAACGCACCTGACTTTATCAGTAAAGTGCTTACCCGGATCGTCTGCATCCTTGGCTTCGGCGACACTGACGATGTGGCGCGGATTGAGATCAACTATACGACCATCCAACAGCACTAAGATCAAAAAATCCAGCACGTTTACCGGCTCTGCAATAACTTGGTCAGGTCTTCGATCTGTTTTTGAAGCGCAGAAAACTGCTCTAGGGTCACATATTCCTTGGCTGGTTCAGGAGCCTTTGACGGTGGATTGAGATAGGCAACGACCTCGGGATGATCGGCAGGTAACTGCTCCTCAACAATATCCACTTGGGCACAACCGAACACACCGCAGACATTTCCGCCAGCATTGCGTTGCACCCACACTGTTTCCGTTGCCATCGTCTACCTTCCCCTGAAGTCCAGCCACCCAATGCCATCGGCGCGGAACAGCACACCGGCCGCCGCCGAGACGTTCGCGCTATAAAATTGCTGATTGTTGATTTTAAGCAGGATGTGCGCGCCACCAGCCGCCGTAGCCGCCGTGGCACCTTGGATCGAGACATAAGTACCAGTGTTGCTGTTAGACGCAGCGCTATCCGTCGCACATACGTTGCCGTAGGCCTGTGTAGTAACCCCTGCCTCACTGTCCTGCATGTAGATATTGAGGAAGCCCAGCACGGAGATGCCTGCGGGCATCGAGACCAGTGTTCTCAGGATCGTAGCCGCGCTCCCAGAGTTGACGCTGATGTCACCCACGGGAGCGACCCACCCGAAGTGGTCATAGAGATTGGTGACTGGCCTCCAAACCGATGAGGCGTTGATGTACAGCGTCGCGATGCGGCGAGCCAGCGTCCAACCTGATTGCAGCGTCGGTGCTGTTGCCGAGAGCGAAAACGTTATGTCAACTGCAATCGGAGGTCCGAGCTTCTCGATCAGATGGATATGATACCAGGTGCTCGCAGCAATTGCACCAGTGTCCAACCCTCCATTTCCAGTGCCAGCCGCCCACGCGGCAGTGGTCTTGCTCATGGCAGCGGCAAGTATCATAAACGCGGCGTTGGTGCTGTCCGCCGCGACACCTGGCTGCATGGTGAGCGTGTTACCAGAAACAGATATTCCCAGTCCAGAGAGATAGTTTCTCAGGACGTACAGTGGGTGGACGTGGTCCTCGCGAGAGAAGTTAGTTGAGACACCCACCACCGCAGTTGGAGCATTGACCAGCGGCAGCGCGACACCCGGCGATCCCGCACCCGGAAGGCCTTGGATGCCTTGGGGACCTCTGATGTTTCCCTCGAGCGTCCATACTCCTCCAACTAGTGTATAAACATCACCATTAGTCGTATTGAGATAATTGTCACCATTCAATTGTCCGGTGATCGTGCCTGGAGCGCCAGCGCCAGTATAAAACAGGCTGCCACGAACGCCCTGAATACCTTGGATTCCCTGAGGACCGACTAGAGATATGCCCGTGGGCCACACCCCGGCTGCTCTTGGGCCATAGATGAAATTGGTCGAGGTATTGATATAAAAATCGCCGTCGATGCCGATCGCTCCGGTTGGTGCACCGGCACCGTAAAGAACAGAATTGCCGCGCGGTCCCTGTGGACCAACAATTGAAACCCCAACCGGCCAAGCACCAGCTTGCTTTGGGCCGAATAGAAAATGGGTGTTCGTATTGATATAGAAATCACCTTCTTGACCGACGCTTGGGAGCGGATCGGCCGTACCATACCAGATCGTGTTGCCATCTGTACCCGGAGTACCCTGCGGTCCCTGCGGACCAACTGGGCCTTGCTCCGGAACCTCTATGACCTCGAGCTCGGTGTCGGCCGTCACGATAACGGCATCGGCAGGCTCTGCCGTGATAACGATGCCTCCGCCGACATCAGTCATGTGTTCGTCCCTCGGCTCGGACCGGCATTGTTGGTCAGAGAGCCCGACCAAATCCTAAGATGCTGTTCACCATTTATACGGATCAACGAGTGCACATAATCTCCGAGAGGAAGCTGTTGGAGTTGCTCATAAGTAATGGTCAACGTGAATGCTCCGCTTGGCGGACTGGTGATAGTCAAACCGCCGTTCTCCGTCGTGAGCAACAGGTCCTCAGTGACATCTGTCGCCTGTCGTCGGATACCCATTCGCATCGTGTTGCCACCGAGATCGATGGGCAACCCGGTTTGATCACGATAGATAAAGCCGCGCACGAAGTCGGCGTCATTCTCGCAGGTGATATCACAGATAGCCATGTCGTGTCACCCGTTATATTGGCCACCACTCTCAGTGGTACCGGCGATCGTGCCGGGGTAAAAGTTCACTCCTAAATTCAGAGCTGTGATGACGCCATTAAGATTGGCATCGAATTTCTTGCCGGTCACGTATGACGGGTTGACGAACACCACATTGCCTTGACCCGCGCCCGGAGTGCCAGCCGTAGCTCCAGCACCGGCGGAGATGAAGTCGTTGATATTGATCGGATTGGCAAACGTGTGCGTGCCGTTAAGAGTAATAAAACCACCATAGGTACTCCACACCGCCAGCAGTGCTGATGAGCCGCGATAGGTGTGGTTGTTGCTTGATATGACGCCACCCGAGGCATAGAACACACCTCCTGTCACAACGTCACTGCCGGTGTTATTGCAGATCATGGTCGCATTGCTGCCACAAACAAAGCCACCATAGTTACCTCCGGCCCCAGAGTTGGTCACCGAGATATCATTGACCGTCATGACGTTCGGGCCACCGAGGCCGAGCGTATGGTTGGCACCGCCGTTGATCATTGTGGTCGCATTACCGGCACCTTGAATGATCAGAGACGGACCAGAATAACTTGGAGTTGCCACAGCTTCATTGTAGGTTCCGGCAGCAACATGGATAGTGATCTGGAATTGGCTCGGCGCATAATTGAACGCAGTATTGACACCTTTTTGAATTGTCTTAAATGGACCATGAACTCCACTGACCGCGGCCGTCGTGCCATCATAGAGCGTGTCGCTACCGGTCGAGGCATTGACATAGATGTCAATGTTAGCCGTCGGTCTCGTGACAATGTTAGGTGGAATAACGGCACCAGCACCTGAAACAGTACCGGTCTGAAAGTTGACGCCGTCACATCTGAGCTGGACAATATCGCCAATCGCCCATTCGCCTCCGGCCAACGGCACACCGCCGCTTTTGATGATCGGCGCAAATCCTATCCCGTTGAAGTTTACTGTTGAGGGTCCGGTCGGCGCATTTTTCATCTTTACGAAATAGACATTCCCGGCCTTGTATGTACCGGGATTTGGGTTAAGTGTAGCCACCACTGTGTTAGCCACGCCAGACGTATCCACGCCATAACAAATTGCGCCGCTCTGTATGGCTTTGGCCAGTTGAACCAAATCTGAATTATTTGGCGTAAGATTACCAGCGTTGATCAGCGCAACAATTTCACGTTGTGGATATTCGATACTAGCCGCCGGAGGGATCGATCCGGGCCTACCAACGGACGGATCACCATTGATATAACCAGCGTTTGGATCAGTGACGCCATAGGGTTGATTGTACTGCATGGTTTGATCCTGTCTTTACGGTGTCCCTGCCATGGGATCATCCGGAGTTAAGCCAGAGTAGTCATAAACAATTTCAGTATGAGCTGGTTTCCAGCGAGCCAAGATGCACTCTAGGTCCTGAGCGTGAACAATTGTCAGATGTGGATTGACACCAGTCTGACCGCCACCACTACCACATCTGAACCAAATCAGCGGTGCTTCATGAACATGAACCGTCCAATAGTAGCGGTTCTCTGGAGGTCCCAATCCATAGTTGGGATACTCTGAAATCTCGCCACTGGCCACCCTGTCACCGTTTGGATTGCAGATTGGCAAATATCCACGAACGAACATATCGCTGAACATCGGATTTGTACCATCGCCGGTAACACGATTATCGCCACAGCGATCCAGCCCAACCATAAACGGACGATATTCAGTAATCGATATATTGTAACCAAGCGACGCGGCAAAGTTGATATAGAACTGTCTCGATTGAGAACCAAGCATAGTCATACGCTGAACCAATGCAGTCTGTCGTGCCCCAATAGACTGCGGAGCAGAGTAACATGGATCAGGCAATCCCCAATTTCGCTCCCAATCAGGAAGCAATTCCAACGTAATCCTTGGATCACTTTCCTGTTCTAAAAGATCAGCGGCCCTGCTGTCAACAAATCCCCAATACTCACAGAGACCGTCACATGTCTGCCATAGCACTGCCGTGGAACGCTTTGGCCAAGCCTGACCATTGGGCAGCAGAGAAAGAAAGGCTTCCCGATAATCACTGCCCGATCTGCGGACATGACGATCACTCATAGGCAATTGTCCCCAACACTGCCATACTACCGGGATTATCCATCACAAAATCTTCGTTGGATATCAGATCAAATGATATCACTGATGGAGCGTTCATGATCGCGTAGTTGATCCAAGATGCAAAAATGGTCTGGTCAGGTGCAGCCTTAACTAAAAGCATATTGTGCAATGAGAGTTCAATTTCAGCCTGAGCTTCTGTAGTATTGGGCACAAGACTTGCAATCGTAACATCCATAAATTGCTTGATCGGTGCGACCACATAGCAATCCTTGACCGTCACTGGCCTCATCTTGTCGATATAATCGGCCACAGTGATTATGTCTGCGGGAGTGGGCCACCCGTCATCATCAGCCCTCAAATCATCCATCAAAAACCTTATGGTCATGGTCCCAATACCCATTTCATTGGGACTGGACCAAGCTCGCGTAACTCCAGGTACAGCCAATGCCCACTGTTCATAATCAGTTGCATCGCCGCCCATGGGTGGTTGCTGAATGCGCCGCAAGATGCGAGTGCGCAACTCATCATCGGTCTCTGTATCCGCACCACCATCCATCGTGATCACGGTCACCTGACCATCTACACCGGGAGGCGGGATCAAGAAGGCAAGTGAGTCTTCAGACTGCAAGTTACCGACTGTTCCGGGTACTAATGAAGTCACTGGAACTATGGTTGGACCAGAACCTACCACCGTCATATCGGTGATTTGATAAGTCGCGTTCTGACCAGCTCCCAGAAGAGCACCGGCAGGGATAGGACTCCCATTTAAGCCAGTGGCCGTCACTGTACCAGTGGCCATGGTGGCTTGCTTCCTGCCAGTAGTCCCATCGGCATTGACTAACCAAATATTGCCGTGCCGATCCAGCCACTCTGTCTCTGCAGTATCAGGAAGCAATTGGAGCGCCAACCAATCTATATACTCAAGCGTTAAAAAACAGAGCGCGCCCTGATTGTCGCTCATGACCCGCAGCACGCTGTTCGGGATGGTCGCGTCACTGCCCGAAAGCGAACCGTGGACGCTGTCCCTTACCAGCGATCTGACTTCCCTCAGCGTAGGAGTGTTCCAAGGCATTACGGCATGATCCCTTGCCAAAGCATTTGATACATTAGATCGATGGCAGCGCGTGGTCCTCGATAAATCCGAACAACGCAATCCAACTGTTGCTTGCTGACTCTCATCGAAAGAATTTGGTAACGACTGGCAATCTTTTGATCAACAAATGGCTGGATGGCATCTCTGATATAGTTCATCGCCCAGCTCTGAGTATTGCCAAACTTCGCTTGCGTCGATTCCAGCGCACTGCGTCGAAGTAACCATAGTTTTGTTCCAATTGGCCAAGCGTTCCAGATTACATCCCCGTCAAAATCACCCCACCAGCCTTCTCTGTTGGTGCTGTCCGGGTCCGGCAATCTATCATCTTCGCTTGCCAATGCATCAGTACCAAGCGCGACCACGACCGCAGTGGCTAATGCCATGCTATCGTCAAGCTCTCCATTCGGCAGCAACACCCAATCGATCGTCACCGAGTATTTTGGGAACTGGGTATTTTGAACGGTCCTGATGTCTACTGGAAGCGTGGTCATGGTGTAGCCATCCTGCCTTCAAGCGCTGTAAGTCTTGCCTCAATGGCAGTCAATCTATCCAACAGCTCATCTACCCATGTAGGTGTCGTGACAGGTGGTGACGATAGCGCCGCTTCCTGCGGCAGAGTTACGCCTGGAGGTAATGTTACGCCTGGAGGTAGCGGTGGCATTGGCAGATTTGGGATTGACGGGATTTGGAAGCCCAACCCTTGGATGATGCTATCTACGTAACCCTTGGTCGTCAGATGCATTGATGACGCTGGCGGAGCAGCGGTCACTTGCTTCATGAAGTAACCCATGCCACCAGTAAACTTATCGCCGAAAATCTGGACCAGAGGTCCGCCACCGGCTTGAGGAGAAGCACTGCCGCCGCTGCTTTCTGGAGGCTGAAAGCTATGCGTGCCGGTCTTATAATTGATGGTCTGATCATGAACCAAATTATGTGCATTCTTGGTCATCTCCAGATATTGCTTACTGGATTTATCGTAGCGCTTTTTCTGGCCCATCGATGATTGACCGCCACTACCACCACTGCCGCTACCTCCACCACCACTAGCAGCAGTGGCTTGAGCACTGGGAGCGCCGCTACTTGACGACGAGGATTGATCCTGTGGCGGATCGACCAACTGAACTTTGATCTTTTTGTCAGTGCGACCAGTAGTAAAGATACCATCATTATTCATATGAAGCTGATGCTGAAGGTAATCGAACATCGAGACATCGCCCTTCTCCAGTTCTTTCAACCTAAAGCGACGATCATCCATATTTCCAAACACTGGGAAGCTCCGATTGCCTCCCATAAAACTAACGAAGGTCTCGGCGCTCTGTTGGATTTTTCCATCCGCGCCCTTGACTGCATCCCTCACCACGCTGGTAAAACCGTAGTTCTGCGGTGACTCGATCTTCTCTCTGGCCTCATTGGCCATGAAATTACCCTTGCTCTCTTGCATGAGCTGGGTATCGTCAACCTCTGGAACGGTGACCCGTGCACCTCCGGCTACGTATGATCGAAACGAAGAGTTGAGTGGCGTTGCCCTGTGCATTTTTTTCCTCACTCGACTGCTGGAATATTTTGACCGGGAAGTACCTGACCGGGCATCATGTATGGAATGGACGGGTCTGGACTACCCACATTCATTGGCGCATTGTCCTTCAGCGCCCAAGGTTGTTTGAGGTCTAATTGGGTCTGAGTGCCAGAATTGTTATCCTGTGTAAACGTGACCGTCTGGATTTTCATCATCATGTTCAACGGACACATCGGAGAATAAACAAACACATTGTCTCCTGGCCACCATAAATTTATATCATCCCTGAACCATCCCTGCACAATGATAGTAACATCGATCTGAGGTCCTTCGCGCCAAAGTGCCTCGTTCTTTGCTCTATCGCAAACCTCTTGCTGAGTCTTTACTGGCTGTTCCGACGGAGTAATCAACAAACTACCTGCATAGCCGGTGCCGCCCCAAGAACACTCTAGCTCACTAGCCGCTGTGCCTATCACACCGTTGCTACCGCCAGCCGTCTGAGCGACCACCTTGTATTGATTATAAACTTCTTCCTTATGAAATACGCATTGGCATTTCTTGATGTTCTCTCCCTCGATCAATTGAGTATTGATGATCGGCATATGATGATCGCCGATCCCCAAAAAATTTCCCCAACTGTCCGAGCCCAAGATAATCCCTCGAGGTCTAGCTGTTCGCTCAAGAAAATCATGGATGGTCTCTCCCGGTTGGTTCTGAAGCTTGTCAAACGGAATACTGTTTAAACTGCCAACGGGAATGATCTGCGTATCATATGGACTGACCACTTTCTGTGCCACTTGCAACCATGTCATACCATCAAAGCTACCGCTCTTGGTATTAACGCTGCTCCTGGCTATCGGTGCCGTCCAGCTTTTACCTTGGAGCTCGATGCCATGCTGATTCGCATCATACGAAACTTGTCTAGTCTCTATGTAGCCTCTCAAGATATTTACGCCGCCCAAATTGATCTGACAAATCGATCCGGGCATAAACTGCTTGTAAACGTAGGTTCTATATGCTCCTCCTGGGCCAGTCGGGGTATCCCGCTCTACACTAGTAAATCGGAAGTATGACCAACTATCATGCCAGCGAAGTTGAACGAACACGCTCTCCCAATCTTGAAAATCAGTTCCATCCACAATCAATGTGGCCTGCTCATATGGTACTCTTGAATTAGGATCGCGAGTTGGGATCGAATATTGATTGTCGGCCGGTTCCTGCTGGCTCGGCGTACGGTTTGGCGAGACATATAATCGCCCTCCATCACCCATCATTCTTCTCCTTAAGCCGAAAGGGCTTGACCAGTTACTGGACAAAACGCCGGATGAACAATCTTATTTTCTTGTCGTATCTCATCATAGCGACTTGCATCTCCATAGAGTCGATGAGAGATGACCAGACTCGGTAATGGTTTAGCGAATTGATATGTCAACATGCTTGGCAAAGGTCTGGCTGTAGATACTAGATAATTGACAATCGCCGCCCTAAGCTCAATGATACCTTGGTAATCCATTTGATCCATGGTATCCGCAGCTACTTCTTCGGCCTTGTTAAACGGGTCTTGAATTTGATAAATCAAGTCATCCACGTCTTGACGACTAACAAAAGTCATATTCGAAATTATCTTGCCTTCTTGACACAGAGCAAAATTGATGCTGCGATCCCTGACCATGGTAGCGCCAAGCGTTACAGGTGTCTCAACATCTAATAATACTCTAACCTCATCCATATGCGGGAGATCACAACCGGCTTGCCGAACCTGATCGAAGCAAGCATCCAATGGAGTACCCAATTGATCGTAATAAAGCAACATCAGCGCATTCGCAGCCACCCAACCAATCATCATGGTAGCCTGAATGCCAGCTTGTTGCTTATCTACAATGCATCCAAGCAAGTTGGCCAGCAAACGCTGAACAATCCCCTCGGCCTCGATGGCATCAGGCTTATCCATTATCTCCTCACGCGCATGGTCTTTTGTTGAGTTGGAAAACGATTTGCGAACGTACTGTTCTCCGCCGGAGGATCAGGTCCAGCTAATCCGGCCTGCGTCTGTTGTCGCAATGTATCCGCCGCGCTGTTTAACACGGTGTTTGTGTTTTGCGATGGCGTAAGATATTGTGGCGGCAAACCAAACTCAGAAAATTCTATATCGAATGTGCAGTAGCCACCGAACCTTTCTTCTTCTGTCAATCTATATCTCGTGACAACAACGTTCTCAGACGGTCTAGTAGAAAGAATCAAGGTACCGGGTCCGGGTTGCTCCAGCGCAGTGATCAATGCATTTCTGGTGACCCGATAATCTACGTTATATAATCCATCCAAAAACGGACCTTCCATGGTGAATGGATGCGTGATGCAATAAACCCGCAGCGTAAATGTCTTGGCCTTCCTCCCCATGTCCTCGGCATAAGGCAACTCTTTCTTTGGAAATTCGTGCTCAACAATCCTGCGACCGCTATCCCTGCTATTGGCTTCGCAGAAAAACGGTGCATTCCTAAATGAAGCTGTGACCCAATCATCGCGAAATGGAAGATGGATATCTTTGATTGTGCTCATGGGGCAATTGCCGTATCTTTGACGTTACTGGTACTGGGACCTGTCGCAGCAGTAACCATCTGAGTCTGGCGCTCCGGAGCAGTTGGCTTAAACAGCTTCTCACTACCGAGCGTGGCATCACTTCCGGCACTGGCAACATTTACCTTTACGCTACCAGTCGCATCAACCTTTACCGTCTTAATCGATTTGCGATCGACTGTAGCTCTATTGGCTTCCGCAGCAGCAGCCGCCTTTGGATCGGCGGTAGCATCCGCTTTTTCGAGCTCAGCTTGTCGCGCCTTTCTCCATTCCACTGAACCGGGATAACCCCAATCATTAAACCGTTCTTTATTGATATTGACACCGATCCCACCGGCTTCATAATTCGGGTCACCCTTGCTGCCTTGATCTGTATAGCTCTTGATTGTATTGGCACCGCCAAGCGCTGAGTCGATCCGCTTGTTCATCTCCGCGGCATATTTCGGATCGTTCATCTTCTGGAGGTGTTCCCCAATGTACCCATGCTTGATCGGGCCATAGAAGCTGTGACCATAAGTGCCCATCATCTGCTTGAGCGTAAGTGGCTTCAGTCCTCGCTTGGCCCGAGAGGCGTTCACCAACTCTGTCCGATTCATCAGGCTCTCTGCAACCGCAGAACCAGCTCCAACATTTTCCGAGCTGATCACAGCACCAAGTAACTTGCGGGTCTCTGGGTCCTTCAGCTCCTCTTTAAATCCGGCTCGCTTCCTGGCCAGCAAGGCGGCGGCTCCCTCACCTTGAACTGCATCAGTACCACCACCGCCAGTCCCCTCTCCAAATTTTTGAGCCATATTGGCAGCGGTCGCCTCTGGAGTTGTAGCGCCAAGCACTCCTCTGGCCCTCGCGCCCTTGGTGAAGGTGTCCAGCTCGGGAGCGTTTAGAGGAGCACGACCACCGCCTGGTGCCGCAGGACCGCCACCAGCAGCGCCGCCTCCGGATGGCTGCGCTGCGCCACCGCCAGCACCCTCTCCTTCACCACCGCCACCACCTCCGCCGCCCCCTCCACCGCCGCCTCCACCGCCGCCTCCTCCACCGCCACCGCCACCGCCACCACCATTCATGCTTTGCGGCGCTGTGCCCTGCGATGCGATATTACCACCGCCTCCGCCATCACCACCTGGAGTCGTACCGCCTCCCCTTGCTCCTGGAGCTTCGATACCAAGTTGCTGGGCCGCGAGATAATCGTTTAATCTCTTTAGCTGACCGGTGTTGTCCCTCATAATATCAGTATGAGTATCAGTAGTATCTTCCATCGTTGATAACAAATGAGTTGCGCCTCCAACGGCCGCAGCTCCAGCCTTGCCACCCTTCGCTTCTGGAATATCACCCAATCCAAGTTGATCAGCCAGACCCTTTTGACCATATTTCTTAAGAGCCTCTGCGGTCAAAGGAGATTTACCGATTGGCCCCGATACCTCTTCTGGATGTTCTTTTCCAAAGAAATAACGATCTATGCCAGATAAAGTTTTACCAACATAGGGTATCTCACTTTCTCTTTTGAGTATTCTCTCTTCAGTTTCTCCGCCTTGAGTAGCCCCATGCAAAAATTTTACTAACCGAATAATTTCGTGAAGACCTTCTACAATCAAGCCATCCGGAGCCAGCGCGGAAGTCTTGATATCTTCCATCCAACTATCCCACTCCTGTTTCAGAATAGTGGTCTGCTTATAGTAGTCAGCAGTTGCCGCAGAACGCTCGGTCATCAATCTCTTTTCTTCGTCACTGACCTCATGCAGATGTTGGATTAAAGCAAATGTCGGATCAATCCCCCACGCAGCCAAATATTCTTTAGTAAACTCGGTCGCGTCAACAACATTATTGTTGGTCTCCTTTAAGCGATTGTTGTAGACGTTTTGCGCCTGAGCTAAAACTTCGTTGATCCTAGAGACCTCCGTACGCTGATAGAGAATCGTCTGGATACCAGCTTCCATTTCCCTGCCATAGTGTCCAGCATCTTGCACAAGCTTAAAGTGCTCTGCACTACCGACACGGCCCATCTTGGCATAGGCATCATTAAACTTGGCTACGTTTTGATCAGCCTGATCCGCACCCACTCCGATTTGAGCCAATTGCTCTTCTATACTTTTCAATACGGCCGGATGGACACCAATCACTTTCGCCTTGTTATTGAGCTCCACGATCTTGCTGGAAAATTCATTCAGACCTTTAATCCCTTCGGCCAAGACTAAGCTAAATGCAGACACTGCTGCACCGGCCAATCCGAATTTACCGATGAAGCCAATCATGGCCTTTTCGCCACCAGTGACGAGCTCTTGCATCTCCTTTATCTGCTTGGCCATCTCATTGTGGCTTCGCTTGAAGCGCTCGATATGGCCTTGAGTAGCTCCGCCGCTCAATTGCTCGGATGCTTGGCGCAATTTTTCTATGCCACCGGACGCATTGTCCGTTAGCGTGATGACAAGCCTTAGTTCTTCAACTTCAGTTGGCATTATTGCAACGGCATTGTTCTATTGGTTTCAGTTTTATTAAACGCTCCTCCGCCCTCGACCTTGACTTCCGAGCCAGCCGGAGCGTTTACGTCTGCGGTCAACTTGCCGCCAGTCTCAACCTTTACTGTTCTGACTTGCTTATCCGCTGAGGCTTGGTCAATGGTCTTGCGATCATCATCGTTCGCTGGCTTTACAATCTCGTGGCGAATTTGATACTCACCCGGACGACTACCTATACGGAGTGGAATGCTTGTGATAACATCACGACCATATTGGCCAACGCCGGATACTCCTTGTTTGCCTTGGTTGACTCCTACGCCACGAAATCCGATGACCTTGCCACTATCGTCGGTGATAGGAACGGCAGACGTGACGTGAGCTCCAGTAGACCCAGTGCTAGTACCCTGCTTGACCGCAATATTAATCGCATTAGGATCGGCGGAATATCCAGCACCTTGCACGCCACCAAACGTATTCCAATTCGAAGCAACGGCTGGATTTTTAGGCGGTACTCCTCCATGTTCCTTAACCACTGATGACATGAATTGCCCGCACGTCGCCTCGCTAAGATTGATCCCATGTTGAAGCATATAAGCGTGAATGTTGTGCGGCTTGGCACCGGCTAAAGTCATAGCCGTAAGATCAGATACAAAGCGCTGTGGAACAGAAGTTGATGCACTAGCCGGATTGGATTGTTCAACTGGACTGGCGCTGCTCTCCTCACTTGTCCCTCCTCCCTTCGCAGTAGTCGGAGGGCTGTCTCCAGCTCCCTTCCCATCTCCACTACCAACATCACTGCCATTTGGCGCGGTCGGAGCCGGAGCAGTCCAACCACTAGTCGCTCCGCCACCTCCATACGTTCCTCCGGCAATATTCCTTCCACCACTATCGAATCCTGGAAGACCGCCAAGACCTTTCAGTACGGCTTCTCCTCGATCAAGTAACTTGAAATTATCATTCAGTCTTTTTGTTTCTGCAGTATTGGCCTTGATGAAATCTACATATTCGTCGCCCTGTCTTAAACTGTTATCGACTTGTCTACGATCTTCTATGTCATTGGATTTCCGCATCCACTCCCAGCCCTTGCTGATGCCAGGAATTTGGTCATCTCCGGTATAGCTACCCATTGGTCCAGAAAGCAGACCAGCCGGTTTCGAATAATTCGGAGCAGCTCTCTCGATACCAAGCTTCTTGAGCTTTTCTGCAAAGTCTCCTTGTGCATTTGGAGCTTGGGTCTGACCAAACCTTTGCCCAAAGGTTGCACCCGGTTCATCGGTGATCTGATTATGATAACCAAGTGCGCCTCTGACTAAATCAAATGCAGTTGGAACAACTCCTCTAGTGATTAAAGATTTGATCGTGCGACCAGCAGTACCGACCCATGGTTGATTCCAAATCTCGTGTAGCTCCTTGACCAGATCAGTTGCCATCTTCAGACCAGTGACAATTGCTCCATCCGAGGTCAACATGCTGGCCTTAATGTCATCCATCCAGCTATCCCACTCTTGACCAAGAATGGTGACTTGCTTCTTATAGTCTTTCGTTACCTTATCGCGTTCTTCTTGTCGCTTCTTCTCTTCCTCTGTTACTCTCTCAATATTTTCAAGTGTTCTCATTGATGGATCAAGACCCCAAAGCTTCAAATAGTCATTGACGCTCTTGGTCGCATCCGCAACGTTACCCTTGGTTTCAGCCAATCTATTATCATATACATTTTGAGCTTGAATCATAATTACATTTAACTTACCAGCCCAAGTCGTCTGAGCTTCTACGCGTTCTATACCTTTCTCCATCACCTGACCGAACTGACCAGCGGCTTCGACCATCTCCATTCGCTTAGTGCCACCGATCCGATTTATTTCGGCGATCGTAGTGGAAAAGCCTGCCATGCTTTGCTCGACCACTCCAGCAGAAATACCAAGCTTCTCGTACTGCTCGATGATGCTTTTTAACTCTGCCGGATGCATTCCGATGACCTTGGCCTTATTGGTCAAGTCAACGACCTTATCGGCAAACTCTTTTAGATTACCCAAACCCAGCAGAATCGTTGCAGCAAATCCAGACATAGCAGCACCGGCAGCTCCGAACTTGCCGATGTAACCGATCATTGCTTCGCCACCACCAGTAGCGAGTTCGCCTAACTCCTTGACTTGTTTTCCTAGCTCTGCCTGTTCTTCTTTAAGCTTCTCCATCGCTCGCTTGCCCGAGCCCTCAGAGAGTTGGCCAAGTTGTTCTTTAATTTTGCCAATACCCTCGGAAGCCTCATTGATCAGGCTAACGCGAAGCTGTAGCTCTTGAAGCTCAGTAGGCAAAATTTAGTCTCCGCTTTCAATAGCGCGCGTCCTCTCGAGCTGAGCGGTCCTACTTAAATGAAGCCTGACCTCGCTGATAGACATCTCGAGGAACATCCGAGGATCAAGATGGTAATAACTAGCCAATCGATAGCAATCAATGATCATGCTGTCGTCGATGACGGTAGTTACCACGCCCGCAGATCGGGTAAAAAAAACTTGCGTAAACGATAGGCGCAACTATTCCAGTCACGCGGGTCCATCGCCTCAAGCAGAGGCGGAAGGATGCCACAAAGCGCACCCATGATGTAGGTCATCTTGCGCTCCTCGATGATGATCTCACCATCCCAGAGCATACGAGTTGGATTGCCAATCCGGTTGATCTCACTGGCGCGAGGCTCCCTGAAAGTCAGGTTCCAGACCTCCTCGCCCTTGTCGTTCTTTACCGGGCGATAAAGCAACTGGACCGTGATCGGCCAATCCTCCGCGCTGTCCCTGATGTCCTTTCTGATTCGTTCCGTCTCGCTGACCACAGGCTCTGGCTTAGGAGCTTCTGGCTTGATTTGCGAGGGAAGCGGTTCCTGAGGAGCGGCCGAAAGCGGCTCACCAGAAAGCGGTTGAGGTATATCAGGAGAAGTCGGCATGATAAAGCCTTCCCTGATTGGACCATTAGTCCTTGGTTGTTCTGCCATATGTCACCTCATGCGATCGAAATTTCCTGGCAGGCCAAGCCCTCCCAGCGGACTCTGACTTGACCGTCTCGAGTATTATTCTCGAATCCGGCCTTACATGTCCCACCAGTGAGCGTGTACTGCATACCGTTTGCCAATTGGGCAATCACTGTCACATCCGTCTCTGCCTCGAGGTCCTCGAGGAGAAGACCTGGAACAGTGGATAGGTCTCCCTCTATGTACGGAACTCGCGGTAATTCTTGATAGCCGTGAACGCCATCTTGACCGGCGATCATGGTGCGCTCAACTGCGCTTGGACTTACGGTAAAATTACCACGGAGGGCCAACTGAGTGCCATCCACGGTTAGAAATGCGATGCCAGCAAATCGCTGTGCCATAGTCTAGGTCTCCTTTCTTTGAAGTTGATCGAAGTGTCAATCCGTCTCGATCGCTATCGCGAATTTGCATGGGTCTGGACTCTGCTTGGTCGCGGCCGATCGTTTACCCGACCTGAACTTGATATATGGAAGCGACTTCACCCAGTTATCTTGTAAGACAATCCCAGTATCAGGATGAGCCACGATCTCGATTTCATTGCCCTGTGCGTCGTAAAGATCATTGAACATCTTGCCATCGGTCGAGACCTGAAACGTCAGAGTCTGCCCGCTAAACTCATGCGGTACGGTGATTCGGATCATCTTTCCGGAGGCACAATTAGCTGCATCCGAAAGAGACTCACCAGCAAGGATGGTTGGTCCATCTACGATAGCGAAAGGCATAGGTTCATCTCCCTTGATTTAGAAATTTCAAGCTCCAGACGAAGCTTGATATGGAGCTGGCGCTTGACCGATAATCGCAGTATCAATCCCGCGATCATACTGAAGACGAAACTGCGCCAACACGGCAAAGATGCGAAGCTGATTGATCAGATCAGGCGGATAGAGCACATTGACCCTATTGGGATCATTAGGGTCACGCTCTACGATTAGATTGGCCTTAAACGCTTTGAGATTTTCGACCAACCCGTTCCACATGTCCATCTGATACTCGTTGACCAACTCAGCCTTGATGATACCGGGTGTCACGATAGCCTGACCCGGTCCAAACTTGGTCCCATCATCGGCTAATTTGTGCCTCGGGAATTTGCTTGTAATGGCATACTTCTGATTTCGCAGAAGTTTCGCAAGCGTAGCCAAGGTAGTCACAAGCTCGTATGCATCGTCACCCATCCCATAGAGGTTGAGCTGGTATGTGGTCTGCTCCCGCAAGATCATGGGTTGATTGTCACTGCCGATTTCCTGGATAGCCAGACCATTGGAAGCGATACTGTTAAGCTCTGGGAAATCAAACCGATCCTGAAGCGGACATCCCTTGATCTTGTTCAGTGCGAGGGTCTGGAGTGGCCTCGCCGGATCATTGATCAAAGCACGCTGAGCCTTGGCCGTATACGCAGCAACGCATTCGAACATCGGAGACGGAGTAGTCGTCTCAAACGCCATAATGCTCTCAACACCACTATTAAGCGTATCTCCGAATGCGATCAACCCGGCATAGGTCCCTCGCTTAGCGCTGAACACATGACCGAACTGTTGTCGCTGCCATCCCCAGCGACCTTGATCCGTAAAACCATACTCCTGATCCCAAACAAACAGAGAGTCGGTATCGTTGTATGGCAACGCAACATATTCGAAATCTTTTTTCTGGATATTCGAGATCGCTGTTGCGAAGTCCGGAGTACCAACACCGCCTGAGAGTAGGCCGTTGGCAGGCAACGTAATGCCAAGACCAACCGGAGTTGTCTCAGACCCGATCGGGCCATAATAGTTCATAGTGACCGTGATCTCATTGCCGTTAACGCCTTTGAACAGCGAAGTCAGCGCCACTGTGCCAGTGGTCGCATTTGCAGTAACCGGAAGAGCGACGTTTCCGATAACATCAGTAAAAGTATTGATCGCACTTGCGATTGCATCCCCGATGTTATCGATCGTATCCGTAGACATGATATTGATCGGAACATGAGTTCCGGCAATATAGAGATGAACCGTTCCGGCTTCTGTTGGAGGTGCGGTGATCACAATATCGCCAGAGGCGGCAACCGAAGCTGGAGGCTCAGCCACAGGAAGGCCCCAAACTTCGTTAGCGAAATTGTTCGCATAGAAAGCCTGGAACATCCGAGAAAGCTCAGAACCCGGACCAAAATGTGCATCAGCCTGAGCCTGACTACCAATCGGAATCGGAATATCAGGAGGAACATCTCCGTCTGCGGTCATGATCCCAACAATCAACGATTTAAGATTGATCGTCGTAAGACCAGCCATAGATGGATCGACTTCGACCCAATACAGTGGAACTTTGATATTGGCAGGAATGTTGGCAAAACTGATCGGCATGGGTGATTACTCCTCTTGCTGGACCGCAGCATGACGAGACCGACCTCGCTCGCCTTCCTGCTTCTTCTGCTCGACCAGTTTGATCGAGCCCTCTCTCAACCTTCGTTTCGTGAAGGTATCATTGGGCCACTCGATGTCTCCACTGCTGCGGAAACCTCCGGCACTGGGATGCTTAAGCAGGCGGCGCATCTGCTCTTCTGTAAATCCTTCGCCGCTATTCGGGAGCACGCGCACCCCTTCTACCTTCTTCATATCCTTTACCCGCTGAAGCCGCGCCTTCATGCGCTGTCCAGGAGTTTGAACTTCCGTCTTTACGTCAACCATGGCTAACTCCTCCTTGCTTCTCTCAACACATCGAGCATGTATTTAATTGTGATAGGCTGCACCGCGTTGATATCAACATTATTGACAGCAACGGTCACATCAATTTCGTTTAGATCATCGGTGATATCTGGATACCACTCGCTGCGGCTAAAGCAATTAACTTCATACTGGAGCTCTGCAAACGGTGTCTCATTGTTAAGTCCAGTAGACCCAAAAAGATGCTTTCTTGATCCTCTGACCAAACTCTCTATACCTACGCCTTCTGGATTATTGTTGTGCAACACATTCATCAATTTGATATCCGTCCAAAGCAGACTCATGATCTTCAGATAAGCGGCATCGATCCCCTGCTCCAATGCCACTGGATCATTGTTGGCTTGGACCACTGAAAAACCGATTCGAGAAGTATGATTAAACCTAATACACCCAGCATTGGCATCTCCGTCCGGCACCATGATCTCATCAACAATATAAACACCAAGATATGGAATAAGAGCTACTTGGACCGGAAACATCTTGGTTTTTCGAAATGTATAACCAGCAAAATAAGGATCGACTGTCACGACATTATACATCGCGTCGCGAATATCCAAGGCGAATGTCTGAGTTTCAGTAATCATACCATCGCCTTTAAAGATAACGTGACCTCTCCACCGCCGTTGTGAAAGACATCTGTGATCATGAAACTTCCGACTGGTGGAAGACCGGAAATAGGCTCTGCTGGAATATCGATCACGTCACCTTGTACCGGCAGCACGCCGAACTCGCTTGTTCTAATATCCAAGATAGTCTGCTGATCTGACAAGATACTACCATCTTCTAATAAAACGTTCAAAGAACGACTGTCGTAAATGCCTCTGTTCATCCCAGAATAAGAATTACCCAGCGTGGATGTAAAGCTGACCGGCCGACCAAATACCTCTTGGCACGGCATGTAGACAAACGTGGACATATTTACCGCCATGTCAAATCCTTTGCCATCAGCTCATCCATCCTCGCAACCAACTTGTCATAAAGCTCGGGTCTAAGGATCGGTCTCGTACTTCCTGACCTCTTGACCGTACCAATCATGTTTGAACTTTTACGAGCTTTGATTATCTTATTGATCTTCTTTTGATCTCGCTCTACCACTCTAGAAGTCGGCCAAATCTCAGTAGACACCGCATTCTCTTCAGTCTCAGTATTTGGATAACGACGGCGCATGTCTTCCGTCTGCCAAGCAGTCAATTCATCGGCCATTTGCTTAGGAAATTCCTCGAGCTTCTTGGACATGTCTTCAAGTCGCGCTATTAATCCGCCCATATCCAACGTGATGTATAGCATCAGACCTCGAACCTCACATAGTGCATCAACAGATTGTTCAATGCGTCATTAAGCACTCCGGCCGCCGATACTTTTCCAAGTGGAGCCTTGACAGCAGAGCTATCAAAATACATCACTCGACTATCCTTGTGCGAAATGCTTCTGATCCCGCTCACTGCCAATCGGTTCATAAGCGACTGACCTTCCCTTACCAATAATGTAGTTGCCTGCTTTAAGGCTGGTGGTGCCTCATCCGGCAGATTATACCCGCCCCAATAAGTCACAAAAATAGGTTCAGCATAAGTCTGAAGTAACTCGATCTTGCCAGACCTCTCTTCAATTGCGTAAGTGGATGGATCAAGTGCAGAGCCCGTTGGGCTCTCGATCGTGACAGTTTCTTCAGTAGTGTCAATAGGCCAATGGCTCAAGAACAATCTAGTCATGGCGTTATTATCGTCATGCTCCACGCATCGCCAAATCTCTGTGACTTCTTCGTAGGCAAATACCCTGTTGCAAAGCGTGGCCACTATATCCGAATACTGGGTAATATATTCTTGCAGCGTGGCGTCTTGGCTTGTATCCGTAGATGGTACACCGATCAAAAGTTTTAATTCATCAAGCGAGACAAGATCAAAAACTGTTGCCGGAGTGAGTATTTTGATGACCCGGTCAGCCACGGCCAGTCTCCTCGTTGTATTGCTCGAATAGCGATCTGATACAAACCGGCTCGGCTTCTTCTCCATTGGATAAAACAGGCGTGATCGTATAAGTATGTCTGTTCAATTTCCATGTCTTGATGGTCAACCCATCCCTACCCGGTAAACCAATGCCGCTTGATCCACGCTCTCCTTGTTCACCTCTTGGTCCCGGCTTACCTGGCTTACCTGCACTTGCAATCAATTGCCAACCATCTCCAGGACAAACTCCTGGATCATTATACTTGGCAATGAAGCTTGATCCATTTAGCGCCACGATATTCAAAAAATTATAACCAATATCCTTGTCATCTTTCCATGTACCCTTGATTTGCGGCACAACAGCATCAGCGCCAGCAGCAGCGACACAAATCCAATCATCGTGCGGAGGCAATCGAGCCGTATCGCACATCGCTTGATACGTGCTGCCCTTATGCGTCACCACATCCCCGTGATAATTGACTCGACCTTCCACGAGCCGCCTGATCTCTCTCATCGAGCCTGGAGCGCCATCTTTACCAGATTGGCCGCCTTTACCCTCGATACCTTGATCACCCTTCTCGCCTCTCTCGCCTTGATCGCCTCGATCTCCTTTCTCTCCCTTCTCGCCTTGCGTGCCGATCTCGCCTCGATCACCTCTCTCGCCAGACTCACCGCGTTCACCTTGGGCACCAATATCACCCTTCTCTCCCCGCTCCCCTTTGGCCCCTTGGGCACCAATATCGCCAGCGAGCCCGATAGGTCCTTGGTCTCCTTTCTCACCCTTCTCGCCACGTTCTCCGTTGAGCCCATCTTTTCCGGGCTCTCCCTTGTCACCATTCTGGCCGGAGTCGCCCTTTTGTCCTGTCTCGCCCTTTTCTCCGGTAACTCCTGGTTCGCCTTTTTCACCCGGTTCGCCGCGACCACCTTCCTCTCCGCGATCACCTTTATCTCCGGGCTCACCCTTGGGACCTTGCTCACCGAGTTCTCCTTTTTCTCCAATAGGTCCCTGTTCGCCGCGATCTCCCTGTGGACCAACCGGACCTTGCGCACCATCTTTCCCGTCCTTCAGCTCAGCCAGACGAGCAGTAATCAATCCAGTAAGCGTTGCATTCTGCGCCTCGAGCTTAGCAATAATCGCACTCGACTGAGCTTCCATCAATCTGCAGTGACGCTGCCATTCATCATCCTTGCGGTCGAGTATCTCGGCGAGTGCTATACGCCAAACATCAAGCAGAATTTCTTCGCCGTTGTCCAACTCGCTCGGTGAGGCGGAGAAGGTTTCTAACTTCCCGTTGGATGTCATCTTGGTTACCCTTCGGTGGAGTTGGTTTATCGTCTCCAGGAGGCGGTGGTAGCTTCGGCTGATCAGATGGACCAGAAGAAGGAGGAGAAGGAGGCGCTGGAGGAGCCGCAGGAATATTTCCAGCAGCGCTTAACGGAACAACCTGTTGCTGCACCCTTGGCTCATCTCCGAATGGGACTTTTGGAAGGTCTTCTGTATTGCGAGCCTCATTGGGCGCGTAGATACCGCCTTGAACCGCTTTTGCCAGACCATCGATTCGGTCCTTGAAGGCTGATCTAAGCAATGCCTTGGTATCAAATTCTACGTACTCGTCCGGCTGACCCTTTAGCTGGAACAGCAAACCAAATGCCTCTTCAACATGGTTGAGGCAAAAGCCAAGACCGCTGGCAATCCAACTCTGCATCAGGAGCTCGGCGGACCCAAGGGGAACGCCACCGATACCTAAGATTTGAAGCGGTACCCGGAAAGCAAGAGCGATGTGCTCATTGGTCAATTTCATCATCTCAGCCGTCGCGGCATCCTTACCACCAAAGGCCCACGGCTGGACCTTCAAGCCAGCCGTCAAGATCGGGGTACCGCCTTGATTAATGCCTTGCACTTGCTCATTCCATCTGTCTCGCAAGGCTTGAACTTGATCCTTGTCCAATACGAGATCAGTAGATAAAACCGCAGACGGTCTTGCTTCATTCATATAAAACGATTGCTGTTGTTTTGAAATCGCCCCGGCAATCGCCATGTCACCATAAGCCGCCAAGATTGGACTCTCGCCAACCAGAGGATTCGGAAAGCGACGATTCACGTGAAGCTTGATATGCAGCACGTCGCGCATTGGCACAACGAGATACTCTTCTTTAAACCTTTTAGCCACTATGTCATTTCCCGCTAGCCAATAAAATACGTCTCCAGTTTCGGCCAAGCGAGGATAAGACATTTCCGGATGCATCGGGTGAAGCTCATTGATCTCAAAGCGATCACTGCGGAGTGCCAATGCATATGCATTGCCGGTCAAATAAAGCTGGCGTACTATGTTTAAAATGAAATCACTGATTGACTGATAATCATTTGGGTGTCGCAAAATGCGGGCGAGCGCAGAGTTTTTTACTCTGTCTCGTCCGCCTTTGTCGTTCGATCGCCAATGATCACCGGGACACATGGCAACTGTCTGAGCGTAAGCTGAGACACATGCCTCAACCATAGCCGAGCAAGTCGTCATAAATAGAGGATCGTAACCCTGTTGCCACCAATTTATCCCCGCACCGTTTGGCAACCATCCACCCGTAATAGGAAGATAGTATGGACCCGGACGGAAGCCGCCCTCGACAGCTTTCAGGATAGACCTGAACTTGGCGATCAATCCGGCCATTGGTTACTCTGACTTGGGGCTGTGAGAACTGTGCTGTTGTCTAGTCTGATAGCTAGCAGGTTTACCAGCTTCCATATGCCGAGTATTGGTCTCATGCCTGATGTTTGGATCAGGATCGCTTCCGTCCTCATCGTGCTCAAGAATATGCGCACCGAGAGCGGTCATATTTAGTTCTTCTTGGGTTGGTGTTGGTTTACCCTTGGAACGCGAAGCATAATCGGATCGAGACTTTTCAGTGACCTTATGTCCCTCGGCGAGAACTTTTCTGGCATTTTCCGTCGCTTCATCATCTGCGAATTTAGTCATGCATATCTCCTATTCTCTCTTCTTTGATCGTTGCGATATTCGTTGTTCAACTTCAGGCGGTGGCGGCTCCTGTTGTGGCGGCAAATCCTGTTCGACTTCAGGCGGTGGCGGCGTATCCGGGTCTTCATATTCACTGCCATCATGTTCCTTGACCATGACGATGACACCCATCGCAGCCAAATCATTTTCTTCTTGGGTAGGTGTTGGTTTCGGCATGATCTCCTCCTATTCGAATGCGGCCCCTCGATCTCACCGGCGTCATCGGATCATCGATCGAGGTCCGCTTGCTTTCCCTGTAACGCCCCACCAAAGTGGGCAGGTTATGCAACTACCAGCTAACGGCCGTAGTATAAGCAACAGTGCCAGCTCGGCGCTGAAGCCAATTCAACGGAAGCACCATTCGCAGAGCAAGCGAATCGGTCTGGAACAGCGAACGCTGTGGCGCAGCAACCGTGCTCGGAGACGCAACCAACTCTTGCGGATTGGTATCCTCCATATGGAGCGTAGCCTGATCAGACATCTCCATCCTCGGAGTATCGCCGCCAACTACAACGAAATCAGCCGCGTCCATCAAGATCATCGTTTTTGCCGGAACAGTGGCGCTGTCGATGAACGGGATGGTGGCCAAAGTACCGCCGCGAATTTCATCGCGGAACGGGAAAATTCCGGTATTAGCGGCGGAGAGCAGAGACGCCCGAAGCATATCGGTTTGATTGACCAGCCAAACCAAATTTCGCACGTTGCCGTAAGTAGCTGCGCTAATCGCATTGATCAACGCCACGATATCACCAACAAGAGCCGTGATGCCGCCGCCAGCAGTCGCACCGGTCGCCACAACACCATTGAGGAGGCCTGCTGGCCTGATCACAGTTGCCGGATTGGCATCGATCAACACGCTATCGATTGCCACGCTAGTGTCCTGCTGAATAGCTTCGCGCAGGAGACCTTCGATCGCGGGGATGGAGTGCTCATCCATCTCTTTCGTCCAAGTCGTGATCACTGCCATTTTCTTCGGAGTAAGCGTCTGACTGGTGAACGCACCCTGCCTGACCGGGATAGCCAGACCTTCGCCAACAAACGAGCCAGCGAGGCTAGGCGTGCGAGAACGAGTGGGAATGACAATCTTGCCAGTAGCTCCGAAGCTTAAGGTCAAGCCCTTCGGCGCAAGCCGGGTAAGAATGGCCTTCGGCATCAGTAGTGGCATCAGCGGCGCAAATGTAGTCTGCACCAGTTCCTGAGCCCAACCGGCAACGTTGGTCATCGCCGGTGCCGAAGCCGAGCGGAGCACGATATCCGCAATCAGCTTTACCGCGTCATCCTTATAATCTGGATAACGCTCGGCGATCTTGGCTCGAGTGTCCTCGAGCGTACGGCCCCAACCTTTGCAGAAATACGCTAGAGTACCAGCTTTGACAAACAGGTCAAGCGGATCGTAACTGTCCTTAGTGCGATTATGAATCACCGAAGGTGAAGCAATACGATCATGTCCACTTGAAGGAACAAGTGAACGACTGCGAGGCGTAGGCTCTTGACTCGTAGTAGATTTTGCCAACAGCTTTTCGCTGTCAACAAGTGCATCGTGAGTTCGCTCAAGCTGAACAAGGTCTTCCTTGAGCTTCTGAACGATTTCCAGATCAGCATTGCTGACGTTCGAATCATCCATCTTATCGACATGATCTTGAAGAGCATCACGCTTGGAGGTGATCTGAGCCTCCAAATTTATGATGCGTTGTGCTAGGCTAGACATTTGTCCGCCCTTTCTATTGCCACGATTATCTCTGGCTTGCCCGCCGTTGAGCCCGCGACGCTTGATTTTGTCTTCTTTGCCTTGCCCGGCGAAAACAAAATTTATCGTCTCGGACGAAATCTTTAAACTCTTGGCCACAGCCAACGCATTTGGGTTTGCAGGAACTGCAACTACGCTGGTCTCGATCAATTCGCACTTTATAAATACCGTGCCCCAATCTGTGTTTTCCCGATCTTTCGCCTCGATCGGCTTAAAGCCGACGGATACAGCCCTGAGAACATCGGCATCGATCAATCTCCTGATCTCGTCGATTCTCTGACTGGTGCCTTCCGGCGCCATCTCGAGCCGTCCCTTTAATTGTTTTCCTTCGACGCGAACATCGGCCCACGTCCCGATTGGAAAAGTGCTGTTGTGCCCAAATAGAGCGATTGGATTTCTTTTGAAAGCGCGAAGGTCCCATCCATCACTCATGATCACATCATCAAGGCGATCAGGCGTCTCGTCGGAGAGAATAAACTCCATGCCACTTACTTTATCGGCATGAGTCTTATATTTTACTTCTCCGGCCGAACGATCTTCCCATAGCATCTGACAAACGTCCTCATTGCCGATCTCATCGACACAATCGGACATGAACCCATCCTCATCGTCATCATCATAATCTGACGGGTCAGGTACCTGCTTGCCATGTTTGCGTTTCATAAGCATTGTGCTGATCTCCTCATGAAAGCCAACCAAGAGTTTCTTACGCTCACTATTGGCCAACCCTGTGCATAGAAGCTTACTAATGCCTCGGTAACTTCCACAGATGGGTTCTGAAAATCATGCCAGACGATGATACCACCGGGCCTGACCAAATCTCTGGCAATCAGGCTTTCATGAGTCACCGCTGGAAAACTGTGATCGCCATCTATGAATACAGCATCGCAAGGCTCGAGGTCACTGGCCTCAAGCTCCTGGGTAGGAGCGGTCAAAAGACTAAAGCGAGGATCATTGGCATAACACCCAGCACTCTGTGGGACCTCTTCAAGCTGGCATATTAACGTGGTCATATGATCAGGAGGCACATCGATCCCGATATATCTCTCGAGCGTAGGCACGTTCTCGAGTACCCGCTTGGCTGTGATCCCAAGATTACAACCAAACTCAATCATCACTCTAGGTCTTACGCTCTTGACCAGATCAATTAAAATAGAACACTCATTGGCCCCGAGATATCGAGAAAATGGCCCGACCACTTGCGGAACAGATATATTCTCTGTCATCATCTCTGAGCCAGCGCGCTAGTCCAATCACCGTCAACCGATTGCCTGAGTAGCTTGACGTTGTCATACCATCTGGCCTGCCATCTCCAGCTTGCCCAAGAAGAAAGAAGTCCGGTAACGCATGGATGACCTATCGCACCAGCCAAATGCAGCGCCGCGGTATCCACGCTAATAATCTCATCCATGTTCATCATGAAAGCAGCGCAATCGGCCATATCGTCAAACTCGTGAGAAAAAATGCGCCGATCTTTTACCCATCTTGGAGCGTCTTGGACCTGAACGCTATGAAGTTGCGCATCTCCTGGAAGATGATTGACAAGTAACTCGAGATCGATCTCTCTTGGATAATCGCCATCACTGGGTTTGCCTATGCTCCAGGCGATACCTATTCGTTTGCCCATCTTTATGCCAAGATCGCTTCGCTCTTTCTCCTTGATCAATTGAGACGAAATACTGAGATATGGCTCGCCGGACACCTTGAGCGGATCAATGTTAAGCATGTACAAGAGATGGAGCATCGGGGCAAAAAAATCACAATCGACTAGATCGGCTTCAACTTCGCCGCATTGAATGGCCAGCTCGTGCAACTCCAGCGGCATCACCATAACCGCATTCTTGATCCTGTGGACATAACGCAACGTCATGATCGTATCGCCGAGACCGTGAGCATGAAGCAAAAGCAACCGCTTTCCGGTCAATGGTTCACCCTTCCATGGTCGAAGACCAAGCGAAAGCGCTTGTTCGACTTGAGGCCTCCTAAACGGCCTATCTTGCTCGCAATCCCAATACTCGTAAAGACCTTCTTTCCACCGTCCTGCCGCCAACAGGATCATGGCTCTGTTAAACTTGGCTCTCATTGTAGGCGCGGCTCTGAAAGTCAGATCAGCCTCGATGAGTGCATCGTTGATCCGATTGATCTTATAAAGCTGAACTGCTCGATTGAAATGCAACAGATAATCGTCAATATCGACCTTCCAGTCATTGGTGACTTTTCGCCTACCAATAGGCTTGCCTCCAGCAAACACTGTTATTGAATCTGGTATATAGATTTTCTGGCCATCTTGACCTCTGACCTCATAGACTTCACCTTGTCCGGTCAAGCCTCGCCAGCCATAATCAGTTTCTTCATAGAACACGATTGGGTCCATGTCCTGAAGATCATCCAAAAAAGCTTCTTGCTTCATTTTACTTCCATGCAGGAGTAAGCCAAGCCACACCAGCCGGATTACGCAATACCCAAGACGCGGGCCATCTCATCTTAAGCGCAATGCTGTCGGTCTGGAACAGACTGCGTTCCGGGCCAGTCGATCCTAATGCACCGGTAGGAACTGAATCCATCAGCAATGCACCAGTATTGGCGGATTCCATCTCCGGAGTCGGACTGATCGCGGCTGCAAGAGCCTGTGGAGCTATCACAACAACATCGGCACCAACTGCGGCAGAAGCCACCGGGATAATCATCGCATCAGTGCCCTCGGCCTTGAGGCTACCATATCGCCCACTGGCACTAGCCAGACGACCGATCGACGAAACAATGAAGAAAGGCCCATTGCCGCCAACCGCACCAACTGCGTTAAGCAGCGTAGACATATCTTCGAAGAATGCCCCGAATGCATCAGCATTACCACTGGCCGCGAGTGCATTGATCCCGTTACGGATGCCAGCCGGTGCAGCGGCTGTAGCCGCAGTGTTACCGAACAACACTGCATCCAAAGCCAGACCTGCTGACCTGATCAGTGTATCTCCGACGATTGCCTCCGCATTGCTGCTATCGATCATCTCTCTTGTTAGCACGGCTATCGAAGCCAGCTTGTGCGGGAGCAATGTCTGTGATGAATCAGGAAACTGGCGAACCGGGATAGGATCACCATCCGCTACAAATCCGCCATTGGCGGCAGAGGCCACAAAACCCGGCACGCCGATTGCCCCGGCACCATCCCACATGAGCAACAGGCTACGACCCAAGACTTGCGCTCCAGATGAAGCAGCGCCAAGTGCTTGTACGATATCCGCGGTAACCTTATGACTGAGCTCCATAGCCCACCCGGGCACCGCGATCATTGCGGGATTTGAAGCCGCCTTGACCACTGCCGCCAGTTCTCTGTCACTAGGCCAAAGCTCAGCAACCACATCTTCGAACCTTGACTTTCTTACTACGGCTACTGCCTTGGCAGTCAGCATCCGTCTGAACAGATTACCGCGAGGCAAATCAAGCGGTGGTTCGCTTTTGCGAAAAGCCGTTGGTTGGGTAGGCTTGATCATCTCATTCATGGTGGCTCCTATGCGCAAAAGATTTTAGATGCTTGGAAGCGGTCGCAAATTTCTTTGCGATTTTCTGCCTCCTGGCCTGACAATTAGCACAAGCCAAAAGCCGCTGCCAATTCAGTCTAGCTGTTTTTTCTGCCAACAGAAAAGATCGACGAAACGGCCTCACGCCCTTGGTTCAGCGTGCGGCGCAATCGGTTGTGCCTCACCGAGCGGCTGAACGCTACCCGCAACCGCTTCACCAGCCACGACTTCGATATCACAGATGGTGACAAGACTGCGCACGCCGCTACCAAGATCAGCATCAGCGGTTGCCGTCACCTGACACTGGCCAGCCTTGCCAACCGGCACAACAGTACAAATAGCACTGTCCTGACCATCAACCCTGACTGTTACAATATCGGTATCAGACGAACTCCAGCTTACCGCACCGTCAACCTCGGCCGGATTGTTGTTAGCATCCACATAAGTCACTTCCATATTAACTTGGTGATCCACTGGCAGATTATACATCACGTGATCTCCCTCAACGATGATTGAAAACTGTTCATATTCTATCGTCAACAATTGCTTGCCGATTGACGGCTCTTCGACTTCTTCAACAATCCGGAGCGGATTGGTAAAAACAATTTCAAGCCGTTGTTCATTCATTGCGCCATCCACGCAATCAACATCAGCAATATCAACATGGCACCAATACCAAACCAAACCCAAAGCTTGACGTTATCCAACGGACCGAAACGCATTGCCCTACCCCTTTTATTCTACCCAATCAATGCTGAGATATCAATGATGTTGCTTTGCATCGGTGCAACGGAAAATGCATCCGCCAGCGCCACCAATCCGTCAATCCGCCCATTCGATCGTTGCTTCGACAATTTGCGTGCACTGTCATTGCCCTCGACCACTGCACAAGCCGCGCACATCGCCATCACAGGATGATTACCGTGCGCAATATTCCGATCAATGATAGCCTGTTCCATGTCACGCAATGCAGGTGTCATGGTCAAGGTGCCTTGCCCGACCTCGACAAATTTTTCGGCAATCACCGCATCAGTGAATCCGGCCTGCTTTAGCCACGGCGTAAGATATTTCATACCCCATCGGTCAAACGCCAGCTTCTTGATCGAATACTCCTTGAAAAATTCGAACAGCCGTTGCGCGACATATTCATAGGATATCGATGCACCGGGTGTGGTCTCGAGAAAACCCTGATCATGCCAAAGATCGTACGGCACATGGTCACGCTGCGCTTTCTCGCGCAATCCTTCAGACGGCAGCCAAAACCAAGGCTGCACCTGCCACACCTTGTCAACGCGGCCCATGATTACAAACGCGGTAAGGTCCTGCACCGATGACAGATCAAGACCGGCATAGACCTCGATGCCGTGCAAATCCTTGACCGGCGAGCCACACAGCCGCCACGTGGTCGCGGACACGAATGGATTACTGGCTTCGACGCGACGGTTCAGCACAAGATTTTCATATTCAGCCTGACGTGCTGGCATCCGCCTTGCGTTCTCGGCCATTGCGATCACTTCAGAGCAATTCATAAAAATATCAAAGCTTGGATTGGCAGCCCGGATCGCCGCCTCGGTAAACGGGTCCTCGAATTCCTTGCCTGCCGTGTTCAGCCGCAATACTGTTTTCGGATCATGACCACCCGCCGCATCGTCAATCAGTACTGATAACAGATCATTGTCGTTAGGTGCCTGCGTGCTGATGATGATCGACAACGGGTCTTCCTGTGCCGCGGTGGCCGTCTCCAGCGCCTCGTATAATGTCGATCGCGGCCCACGCACTTGCCCCAGCTCATCATGCATGATCAAGGCCGGTGACAGGCCAAAGGCCGTTGTGGCTTCTGCCGCCAAGGCCCGATAGGTAATGCCCAGCGAATCGCAGATCAATGTCTTTACTGACTCCTTGATAGTGATAAAGTTATATAGTGCACCGTTGAGCCGGATCATCTTTACCGCTAGGCTAAAGATCAATGCGGCTTGATCCCGCGATGTAGCCGATGAATAAAGCTGGCTGTTCTTGCGGTATTCAGGCCCTACCAGATGTAACAACAGGATCATCGCCGCTTCGGTGGTCTTGGCGTTCTTGCGTCCACGAGACAAGATCGCGCGCCGTGTCCCATGTGGATTATCATAGATCGCCCGGAAATCCTCTTTCATAAACTCGGCCATCACCAAAGGCTGTCCGACAAACTTACCTTCTGGTATCTTGATATATTTCTCGCACCATAGGATATTGCGTTCGGCGCGCGAAAGTAAGATCGGCTGCGGTGGTGCAGCCTTGCTGGCCAACGGCTTGACAACCGGCTTGACCTTCTTCTGAACCTTCTTGACCGCCTTACGAACCATGGTTATCCAATCGCCTCCCTAGCCGCACCGCGCTTATCCCATGGTGCACCGGCTGGTGCCTGATCTTCACTGGTATAATCCACCGCTAGATTGGTATCATTCCACGGGCTCGCGTGCTGGATCGTTGGCATATTGCGCTCAACATCCCTGCGTATCGCCGCTTTCATATCCTTGTTTAACGCCATTACTTTGTGTCGGGTTGTCGTATTGGCCCGTGATGCTATACTTAAAGTAGTCGCCAGCTTTTTGACCTGATCGGTAATCTTACGTTGTTCGATGGACATGAACCGCGCGTTATACCAATCTTTGGCTTTCTTTAGTTCTTTGACAGATTGTTGAAAATCGCGTGATCGCACCACAGCTCTGACATATTCAGCAAGTATACCAAAAGACTCGCGGGCAAACCAGTTTGGTGGTAATGCACCGACAACCGACTCCCATTCAGCGTTTTCTTCTGCCGTCAATTTATAGTGCACTGGTGCCTTTGGGCGCGGTATCTGCGCCAGCATGTCTTCTTCGGTTTGCAACGCTGCATGGGTTAGTTTGCTAGGCATAATTACTTCCGATTTTCCTTACAGTGGATTAGGGTCCGATTAGGTCCGATCTGGACTAGGACCGATCTGGCCCTATCATAGGAAATTTTCCTACTTTTGGGATGTCAAGCTAATTCCTTTACACTATTCCGATTTTCGGTACGCTAAGTCCTTACGATTATTCGTAAATTCACGATGACTAAATTCTCG